TTATGCCGCTGGTGTGAGCGTAGATGCCGCGGCGATTTTTTCGAGTCGCTGGCATACCAGTCCGATGTCATGGTCGGAATTGCGTCGGCCGCCGGGCCATGCCTTCGGATCAATGATGGCGAACGTTCCGCGACTATCCTTCAACCAAATGTGATCCCGCTGCGGGCGATCCTGCCAGCGTTGATCGAACCACGGCCAGCCGCACCACAGATCAGAGCCGTTGAGCACACAAACCATGCTTGCCAGTTCGCCCGCATGGGTCGCATAGAACTGGGCATCAAGGAATTTCGGTGCTTCATAGCTAAACAATGCACCGATCTGACTAGCGGGTAGAAAGAGGGGCGTCAGATGTGTGCGGCTGGCCCCGAGAGAGTGTCCCGTGACGTTCCAAACGGTTCCGACAGGTGCCAAGCCCTTAGCCCATGACCAAACCTTGTCCATGCCCGCATAGACGCCCTGCGTGACCTTTCCACCTTGTACCTGCACCGGATCAAGCGAAACGTCGGCGAAGAGATCCATGATGCGCAGGTCGGATGCGCGCGTACCGCTGATGTTGAGCCAGTAGCCACCCGACGCGTCACGCGTGACAGTCGCTTGATGCGAATCGGCCTCTAGCTGACCAATCCACATATCGCCAAGCCCTTCGAATGCAGCTCGAGACTTGGTGTCATCCTCGATGTATGCGGCTTCAGCGCGCCGAGCCGCTTTGGCGGTTAGCGCCCAGTCCATCATTGGCTAGCCGCAACCGGGGCCGATGCCGGCGCAGGCCCATACGCAGCCAGACCAGCGCTCAGAGCAATGTTCGCAATCAGCAGAGCATTGGAGATCGCTGTGACCTGCTCGGCCGGAACTCCAACCGCGCCCTTCAGCGCAGCCAGAGCAGCCGGGATGGTCGAGTTCACAAGCGTCATTACGCTCGTCGGATCGATGGCTTCCTGAGCCGCACAGAGACCGCGCAGGCCGGCACCAACCGCCATCAGCTTGGGATCGATGGAATACATCGCCTCAACCGATGCGCTGACGGGTTCGAAGACCGTGCAGGCCTTGACGACTTGAGTCTTGAGCGTAGCGGGTGTGACGGGCGCATTTGCGCAGCCGGCGAGAGCGATAGACGCGATGACGCCTGCCGCAAGCAGCATACGTTTCATAGGTGAGACCTTTCGGGAGTTGAGGCGGAGGGTTACTGCGCGGCTGGTGCTTGCTTGTCGGTGCGTTCAGCCCACGCGTTGTAGCCGGCATGAATGGCCGCTACGAGGGCGCCAGCGATGAGGCCCGAGAGATTGGCGGGGACCGGGCCACGGAAGCCGTGGATCGCCCAATCTACGCTGGGGATGAGATCCGCGGCAGAGATAGTCAGGCCGCCGCTAACGAGTGCTCGATACATGCGTTACTCCTTGTCGGCCATTGGCCGATGAGAAATCTTGTAAAACAAAAAGCCCGCTCGCGGCGGGCTATTAGGTGAGGGGATGCGGGATCAGATGCCGAAAGCGGATTTCGCTGCCGTGTAAAGTGAGCGCCGTTGCGGCCAACCAACCGGAGTGCCGGGATTGTTGGCGTTACCCAGATTCCACGCTTTCGAGATGCCGAGGAAATTCCCAGCATCGGCGAGCTTATTCATATTGCGATTGGCCCAACACCAAGCGGATGCCATCGCGGCATTTTCTGGTTGCTCGAGAAGTTCCGGATGTGCGATCACATCCAAATCGATGGCCATCACGATCAGTTGGTACAGTGTGCGCCCAGTGAGTCCAGCGCCGCGCGCTCGGAACGCCCAACCGTCGCCACTCGCGACATCGCCATTCCCGTTGCGATTCGCATAGACGAAGTTAGCCAGTTTTTCGGGTTGCCCGGCATATTGCGATGCGAGTGCTTGATTCGGAAATTCGCGCGGAAAAATCGCCATTAGGCGTGTCGCGGTATAGTACATATCTTCGGATAGTGCCGTCAGATACTGCGACTCGACACCATAGGTAGCGAGAAACGCAGACATTCGGAGCGGCGTATTGATCTCGTACTTATCACATGCGGCTTGCATTGGATCGAGCCATTGCGACGCACGAAGCAACGTGCATCCGGTGCCGGCGGCGATGATCTGAGGAGTAAGATTCATGATTGCTTCGGGCAACAAAAAACCCGCCGAAGCGGGTTGGATATTAATTTGGCGATCGATTATTTGCCGCGCTTCCGTGCTTCTCTGCGAAGCGCCGCAGCACGATATTTCTCGATCATTTCTGGGGTGCGCTCATATTCACGAAGCTTCTGTATCTCTTCTGCAGATTTAATGCGACCAGTGGAAGTGTCTATTATCTTCTGTCTAAATTCCGGGTTAGTCCACAGTTTTTGCATCGTTAGCGATGCTGCAGCTCTCTGAGCGTCGGTATGTGTGCCGGTTTTCCCCAGCTTGGCGGCTCGCATTTTTTCGCGAGCCTCGGGAGATCTTGTTTTTCCTTTCCATGCGGCGCGGCCCTTCACGGCCATATCATCAGAATTATCCGCGCATGATCCCAGAAATAGGTGCTTGGGATTGACGCATCGGCGGTTATCGCATGAATGACAAACGAGCATATTATCCGGAATTTCTCCATTCATCAGGAGATAGGCTGTTCGATGAGTGGTGCTCGCGCCAGCACCCATGTTTAGAACGCCATAACCATGAGTGCCAACCGCGCCACTCCAATTCCAACAACCGCTGCTTGACTTTTCAACTCTGCCCATCAGTTGGCAAAGCGGAGAGCAATATTTCTGTCGATACGGGCCATCGAAAACAATCGCGTAAGTCTTGCATGTCGGCATAGCACACCCCCTTGCCGACATTGTATGTTGAAATGTTGTTTGACACTACTCGTTGCAAAGAAAATATCGCACACCCTCGTCGCGGCGAAGCTCATCCTTGAGAAGTTGCTCGTTCATTGTCGATCCGCCTTGTTCTCTAGCCTGCGATCGAATTTCTCGTCCATCGCCTCAAGCTTCTTGAAAACCGCATCGACGGATGCACTGAATCGATCAATAGCTTTCTCGAAAGCAGAATTCGGAGTGTAAGTCTCTGCAACGTGGAGACGGTAAGCGTCGAACGCCTTCTCTTGCTCCTTCATCTGCCTCTCCTGCGCCTCGAACTTTTGATCGTGTGCTTCAAACTTCTTATCTGCCTGACTAATGGCGCGCCGGATCAACCAGCTAAATGCACCAATCACAGCAGTGGCAATGCCGCCGACCCCGGCAACGGTCGTGTTGTCCATGTGGTTCTAGAAAGGGAAAAGCCGCACGTGGCGGCGAAGGAAATCAATAGAGCGGATACAATGCCGTATTGGAACCGTGGCATAGCCATCCCGTCCTGCATTCGCGGCCAGCGTCGTTGGCGCACCAATCACTGTTCCGGATGTTGCGTTCACCGCCTCCGGCGAGACAGATTGCCCAACGCCCAGCACGTTCGCAGTCTTCAGCGCGAGTGTGATGATGTCTCGGACTGTTATCTACGGCGGAACGGTTTGGAGGGCGACGGTCATTGCAATTTTACGATGCTAATTTAGTACCAGTTAATCGTCATGCGGCAAGTATTGTTGATATTAAGCGCACCACCAGATACCTGAAGGACATTGGCTGTAAATACTTGGCCTGGCGATACGGGAATAACGCCCGTTGTGATCGTCTGTTGAGACGACCCACTGGCTGGATTCTGTTGTTCGGCGACAGGCGAACCCGCCAAATATATTCCGATATAACGCTGACCGGTGCCATTGTTGCCCCATGAGCAATACATGACACCATTTGCCCATTTGACGTTCGCCGGAACGGTAACTTGCGTAGGAGAACCAGACGACCATGCGGACAATTGGTCATAGTTGGCACCGGCCCACGTGACGGCGGTAGTAGTGTTGTTAGGAATGGACTGTTCGGCACTCAGATAGACGTTTGTGAACGCTGGCTGCGAGCCATATGTCATTAGACCAAGGCGGTTCGAATAATTAATGGTCGTTCCGTAGACCGTTATGTCGCCGCGCCCTTGAACCGTGATCGGATTGATCAGATTCCCTGAATATCCATATACGACATGTCCAAAGCTAGGTTGTTGCGTTCCCGGATTGTTGGCTTCCTTGACAATGATGTTGCCAAGAGTCTTGTAAAAGAAATGGTTCTGAGACAGAGAGAAGGACGTTACATCATGCGTACCAGTGTCAGCAGCCTGAAGAATCATGGAGCCGTTCCACTTCGACTCGTACCACGAGTTATCGTCCGTATTGCCGATGTCCCACGACGGGGTTCCTACCGTGTAGGTCGCGCTAAAGGCTTGGAGGTTGCGAAATTCATTCTCGTTGACACCGCCGATCAAAGCGTTTCCCCACATCACCCATGGAATTGCAGAATTCGTCGTCGCAGTAAGGTTGGCGTTACTTGCCGCAACGTTGTCAAAAACGTTTCCGGAAAGGCTTACATTTCCTCCATAAACGTTATTTGTAGTCGTGCCGAGACTGATATTGATGTTGGTGCAGCGGACAACTGAGGAATCAGAAAATTTTCCGTTTCGGAGCGTCTTGAACAGCCAGCCGATCTGGGCTCGCTCTGCGCAATCCCACATCATTCCGGTGACACCATTGCCGTTCAGTGGCGCATGCGCACCATCGTCGACGGGCTGAATGTTGAGCATCGTCCCATTCGCGGCGCCAGCCCATACAACTCGTGTCGCTGCGCTACTGACGATGTTGGCCCACGTATTGGTGAACGTCTGATTGCCGTCGATGGCGCCCCCATCGCCCAAGAACATCACATACTGGTTGTTCTCAGTTATGGTGCTGGTCTGCATATACGTGCCGCGGGGAAAATAAATTATTCCCCCCGTGAGCCTGATCGATGCTACGGCAGCATTGATCGCCGAGGTATCGTCAGTCCCGTACACATACGAAGCCCCAGAAACAGTGGTGCTTGCGTTGGCTGACAGGGTTGCAGACGTAGCGCTCGAAACTGACGCAATTGTCGTAACAAGAGGCAACCCGGCAGAAGCCGCCCCACTCACGATGATTGGCTTCCCAATATCTGACGATGAGAACGTCCCAGACGCGGAAGTAAGCACCGCAGATCCAGAGGTGATAGCCCCATCAAAACGATTAATCCCGTCCCCAAGCGCTCCGAAATCCTTGACGCTAATGCGCTCCCCCAATTTGCCAGCCAGAGACCTGGCAATACTGCCGGGTGCTCCTTGTAGATATTGCAAATTGGCTGTCGCGTCCGTCGCCGTCGTTGCACCAGTACCACCGGACGAAATGCTCAACGATGTCGGAAGAGAAAGGCCAGAACTACTGAATGTGCCGACAACGATATTATTCGAGACAATCTGAACAGGGTGGTTTCCGCCCGACCCTACAATGAATGCTTGCGGCGTCGTCCCGGATGCCAAGGTACCGCCAGGGACATCGAAGCCGACATAGGCATATCCGAGACCTGGCGTTCCACCATTGGTGAAGTCAATGAACGAAGAATTCGTGCCGGCCGGGTTGACCGTTAGCGCGGCACCGGAGGTCGGCGCTGCCGTTACCGTTGGCGTCGTGACGGAACCCGTAACCGAGAGCGTGGGCACCGTCAGTGGGCCCGTGAGTGTGCCGCCCGCCAGCGGCACATAGAGCGAGAACTGGTTGTTGAGCTGTGCCGCGGTCAGCACCTGACCAGGTGTGAACTGAGCGAGTGCCGGCAACGTGACGAGCAGCAGAAAGGCGGCTAAGAGTTTTCGCATAGCAGAAATAGAAATGCCGCCCGGAGGCGGCTGATCATCCCGCCGATCGGCGGATTCTTCGGCCCGAGGGCCATTTAGAGGGGTTGCTATGAAACGAGGTATCATTCCCAGCATCAAAATCAAGACGGGGGAAGTTATGTCACGAGGAGCGTTGGTTTGCGCAGTGGTGACTGCGGTTTCATTATCAGCGTGTGGCGGGGGCGGAGATGGCGGCTCAAACCTATCTCCGCCCCCACAAACTCAACCGAAATCCGTGTTGATTGAGGCCTATGGCGATAGCACGCAATACGGCGTGACGTTTTCGCAATCGGCCGGCTGGACGCAGAACCCGTACAATGCCCCGTACTACCTGAACACTTCCTTGCAGGCGCAGTTCGGAGCGGCCGTGACCGTCTCGAATCAGGGCGTTTCCAGCACAAGTGCCGCGATGCTGCTTTATGGAACGGATGGCGCTCATCTGCCATGGGCGCAACAAATGGCGCAGTCACGCGCGCAGATCGTGACTATCAATCATGCGATCAATGATTCCGGACTCGGACACGAGACGCCAGCGGACTACAAGTTCGCGCTTGAGCAACTTATCGGGATCGCACGCGCGGCCGGGAGGGCCGTCGTCCTCGAGGAGCCTGCGCCGGTCTGTCATGATGCAGCGAAGGCCGCACTGTTGGATCAATACATCCTGATCATGGAGTCGGTCGCCCAGTCGCTCAACGTGCCGATCGTGCTGAACTATGCCTACATCAAGACGCTTCCGAACTGGCGGACGATGGAACCGGATTGCATCCATCCGGATGCCGACCTGTACAAGATCATCGCGGATCGGGAGAGCCGGGTGGTCGCGCCTATCGTGGCCGCGATGCTCAAGTAGGAATCGGCATTCCGGTCCGCAGAGCTACCGGTATCGATGCGAAGAACGTTGAATAACGCGCGTCGTGCGTATCGATCTGCCCTTGATAGGGAAACGTCGTCGCGTTCTGCGGCCCCGAGAAGTAGCTGACTACGGCGGCTTGAGTCGAGTCGGCGAATTGCACGCTGATCGTGCTCATGACTGCTCCTTATATCTCGTAGCCAGTGATCGTTGCGTTGAACGTCGGCGCGCCTGCCGAAGATGTTGCCGTGTAATACGTCGTCTGCGCCACCACAAGAGGCAGTCGAATAAAGTTGCTCGAAGAGCCGCCGGCAGCGCCAACGCTGTTGTTAATGCCCTGTAGGCCAACTTGCGCTGAATTCGCAAAGAAGCTCAGCGACGTATTTGGGGTCGAGGACGTGCTTGACACAGACATCGTGCCCGAGATAGTGCGGGCGTTTGGCGGCACGACCGAGGAAATTGACAGCGCTGTGACCGACGCCTGAGTCGTCGAGGTCGAGAGAATTGCAGTCGAAATAATCTGGATCCTCCGATCAGCCTGATACCCAACCACCAACTGACCAGTCCCATTCGTCGGCCACACGCTCACCAGCGCCGATGCCGTGTAGCCGGCCGGCATGTTTGCACCGCCATAGACATTCGGCTGAACAGCGCTCGTGGCGTTCTTTGCCAGCAACGCAGCAGTGGCAGTCGTCGGGTTGTAGATCGCGTAAAGCGCGACGTAGCCGCTCGTCGGCGCAGAACCGGTATCCATGCCACCCGCACCGGTGGTGGCGAGGTTGATGGTTTTGTTGAAGTTCGCGAGGCGATATGTCTGGCCGCCGAGCGCGGTCTCGACAATGATCTCGTCAGCGGTCAGGGTCGCGGTAGCCGAGGCTGTGCCTACGCCCATGACAAGGTTTCGCGCGGATCCGACAACAGGCGAGAAGCTATTCTTTAGAGCCGTCAGAACGTTGTTGAACTGATTCTTGGTTGGCGTAACGCCGCCCGCATTCACAACGTTGATGAGCTCCATCATCACGGAGTTTAGCCACTCAGCGGGCACGATCGTCGCAGGCGTAGCGGTCGCCGGATTGCCGTCGGTGAAAAATCCAGCCGTGCCGGCAGCGGTAGACGCCGGCTGAGACGTCGCTGCGGATGCATTGTCAATTTGATACATGGGTGCCCTAGTTTTTATGCGAGAGAAGACGTGTCAAGGGTGAACGTGTAATCAAGAAGTCCGGTCTGACCGTATGCGAAGTGCACAATGGTATGCGCCGGTACGACCGCCCTGATTTCGCATTCAAGAACTGTGTTATTCCATGAGCCCAAAGCTTCTCCGGCTGTAGATTGCCCTGCGGCGAAACGGACAACGGTTGCAGCCGGCGCATTGACCTGCCAAGCGAAAAACCAGTCGGTGTTGCCGAGTTGCTGGCCACATGTGCTTTGCCCACAACGAAACGGCGCGAAGTTCGTTATCGTGATTCCGTAGCCGAGCTGAGCCGCGAATCCGATGTAGTACGCCGCAGACTGGCCGCCTGTATTGGCCAATCGAGCAACGATTTGCGCTCGCCGCTGCTGCACAGTCGGCGCCTCTCCGGCACATGGATCGGGAAGTCCGAGCGTCGCCTCCCATTCCGGAAGAAGTTCGTATGTCGTCGCTGGAAATGAGTCGACAAGCAGATAGTTTGATCGCTCGGTCTGCCTACCGTAGATCTGCGTTAGGCCGGTGAAGACCCGCGTTTGAATGGCATCCGGATCGCGAGGCCATACGCGCCCGCGCGGCATCAAAGCCTGAAATGCGCGCAGATAATCTGCGGAGGTGAGATTTGGCGCAAGCATTACTCACCTCAGACATAGTTGACGGTGCCTAGTACGGGCAGGTAGCCCGTCGCACTCGTGATGTTCCCCGTCGGCGACGTAATGACGAATCCTGCAGTGTTTGGAACGGCAGAAATGGCGGATTCGATGGCCGACAGGTTGATCGTTCCGCCCGGCGCGCCGTTTGCCAAAAATACGCCGGAAATTGCTGCGGCAATCGCGTTGCGCATCGTCGTACTCGAGGAGGTCAGGCCTTTGATCGTGAAATTGATCGTGTTCGCAATCGGTGCGCACGCATAGACGAGCGCTGTAACCGGTTGCTGCGTGATGATCATGTTGGCCAACAACAGTTGATCGCCGGTCGCGACCACGCCGCGCGGCGCTCCGCCCGGGCCTTGGTCGAATTGCGAAACGCCATTCGTGCCCTGCGGGAATCCGTTGAAAGCAGACTCCGAGTTGTCCATCATGAAATAGACGACGACCGTACCGGTTCCGAAGCCATTCGGCGCAATCCATGCGCGCGTCACGCCGGGAACAGCGAGCGCCCATGTTTGGTAGTCGCCCTTCGCGCCGCCTTGCGGCGAAGCCTGGAATGCGGCCATCACACGCGCACCGAACTCCGTATCGTTCTCGACGTCTGCACCGCCAGTGAAGGCCGCAGTTGCGGCTCCGCCTGACTGGATGCCAGTAATAGCGGTGCCGAGCGTCATGGCAGTGCCCGAGGCACAATTGCCGGCCGATCCCGCCGCTGTCGCCGTAACCGCGACAGTCACCGACGAACCCGACACGGTTGCGCTGGCATTGACCGTATAGGTAACGCCATCGCCGCGCACGATCGTCGTGCCTGCGTTAATGGTGCCCGCCGAACCGGGAAATGCGATGCTCCCGGTCGCCGCCGTCGCCTGTTTGCGATAGACGTTCTTCAGTGCCCCCCATGCCTCGAGATATTCATCGGTTGCCGTCCATGGGACGGCCTGTTGAGCGATCCAGTCGAGATAGCCGTAATGGAGGTGCGCAAGCCCGGCCTGCACATTACCAGTGATTTTCAGGTTCGCGACGCGCAACAGCGGATCGGAACTCGGCACGCTGGAGGCGATGTCCGACGCGACTTGTGTTTGCAAATCGGTCAATAGAGGCCTAGACCACGGCATTAGCTAACCCCCTGCCAAGCCCACGTATAGGCGTTCGCCACCGTCGAGCCATCCTGTTTGTACGCAATGATCTGTGCGCCAAGTTCGCTCGCTGCCGTCCACTCAACGTAGACATCGAATTTAGCCGCCACTCCGTCGTCGATCATCCATTGCAGCGCCTCGACGATGTAGTCATAGGCACGTTGCAACGTTTCCTGAGTCTGTTTCGCTCGCTGTAGCAGCCAGAGCCGCGAGCCGATCTTGACGGTGCTGAATTCGTCGCCCCACCAGCCGCGGGGATCGTTCGAACCGTCGGGAATCATGTCATCGGGCTCGGCGATTCTGTCGGTGAAAAGGCTGATCAGGACGGCGGTTTCTAGATCGTTGCCGGTCGTCAGCAGCGCACCGGACATACTCCAGTCGCCGCGCGAATTCGCCGTATCCCAGATGGTTGTCGTATCGGTCATTCGGTCTGGTTCGGCGAGTTGGAGGTGATGGTGCTGCCACCGCCCTGAACGTTATGTACGTCATGGTTGTGGCCGTTGAAAATGACCCGCTCGGATGCCATGCTGCGGCCCGTCGTATCGCAGTTATCGACGATATCGCCCGTGCATTCGAATCGAGGCGTGACGGCCCTGATCTTTGTCGATGCGTTGATCGTGACGATCGTCGCGTTGTCGACCTCGACAGGCTGATTGTTTGCCTTTACCTTGATGCCGCCCGACGCCGTCAGATAGATCTGCTTTCCGTCCTGCGTGTAGATCATCGTCTCGCCAGGCTGCAGCCCTGTCGGCCGCGAAGGCTGGTGGACGGTACCCAGCACGACGCCGTTCGACCGGTCACCACCGAGGAATACAACAAACGCGTCGGAACCGACCGGCGGATTCGATGTCAGCCCAAACTCAACTGGCCGCGGCGTGTTGTCTCGCGTCTCGAGTGCGTTCAACTTCACCTGCATCATCTGGACGCCGCCAGAATCGTTGACCGTCGTCACCAGGGCGCGGGCGAGCGAAAGCAGAACGCGCCGTGCGACGCGCTCGAGAATTCCGTGTTGATCGCTCATTGCTGTGGGACTGTTCCGATTATGTCGCCATATTGCGGCTGGATAAGGATCGGTTGCGGCACGAATGCTTCGGGTGCCATGAGCGTGAGCTCGGCGTGCGTCCCCTCAAGATCGAGGTGATACGTGACTTCCGTGATCAGATACCGCACCGGCACTGTGCCACCCTGATCGCCCGATACCTTCATCGAGGGAATCAGGACGTCAATCAACTTGTTCGGCTCCCAGAGGTTGCCGTCAACGTCGCGCCAGTTGTCGACCGTCAGATGGATGACTTCGGAGCGCCCGCGGCGCCGCGCGACTTCCCACAACGCGCGTTGCTTGCCGATGTCCCAGCCAAGTTCGCCAGCCTCGGCGATGATGATTCGTCGGCGGTGCCGGTTGACGTTCGGGTCGGTTGCCGTGAAGACGGGGGCGTTGATGGCATTCAGATCGAGCAGGTTGTTCGTCCCGATCATCACCGCCATGATCTCGGAATAACGCTGATCCATCGATCGCTCGACGGCCACGCTTTCCATATTGATGCCTTCCTGCACTCCACTCGACATCGCCTGAGTGCCGGCGCGCGTAAGCTGTAACGTGCCGTCGGCGTTTTCATAGACGAGGAGGGCGCTGAATCGTGACGACCGCTCGATGATCTCGTACGCCGTCTCGCCCAGCATGATGTTTTGCTGCGGGATGATCGGCAATTTATCGACGTCGCAATTGACCGCGATGTTGTACGGCACGGCCAGCTTTGTCGCGATGTCGAGCGCCGTGCAATTGCTAATCTGCCCATTCGGCCACTGAGCGGCGCAATCGAGCAGATCCTGACACCTCCCGCGCCCCGTCACACGGATTTCGTGCATATTCGCGTCCATGCTTGGCACGACGCGATCGACGTATCCGGTCACAACCGGATCAAGGCCGATCGTCAGAATGCATTCGTCGCCTGGCTGGACGACAACGTCATTGGCCTGACCGGGAAACAGTTCGGTCATACCGATTTCGAAGTCGCTCGGAAATCGCTCAATGCCTCGAGTGCAGCGCAGGCTGGTCCATCCCGAGAGCATATAATCCCCGATGGACAGAAGAATTCCGTCGTCTACCATGCGCCAAACCTAAGAGGGGAAAGATGAAGAAAATCGTTGCAGCAATTGCCATCTGCTTTGCGTCGCTTTCTGCTATCGCGGCCAAAGCCCCATCCGTTCACGTCACCAAGCAGGCCAACTGGGAGGCCATTGAGGCAGGCGACGCATCCAATGGCTCTTACAGCTACACCCTGTATTACAAGGCCGATCCCGAGTCGATGGCTCAGGCAGAGGGTAATTCCGCGATTGTGATTAGGGCGGTTCTTCGCGAACTGATGAAGGAAAAGGTGCTACCCACCGAAGACCACATCTTTGTGTCGGTCAATGTCGTGCGCCGAGGCCTGAAAGGCGAAACTGGCAAACCCCTGAGCGTTTGGTATGGAACGACCTACTACGACTCATACACCGACCAGATCAAATGGAAGCCGCAAGGCAACTGACGCTACCGCGACAAAGCCTTGAACGATGTTTGCATGAAGGCCGGATGTACTGGATTAGCCTGCGCCACCAGTTCATCCGAGCGCGTCGCGTCACGGTATAGCCGGTTCGCAAGCGTGAGCGCCGGCAGTGTATTGCCGAAACTGAACGTCGCGATTGCCGCTAGTCCAGAGCCGCGCGCATCAAGGTCGGCGACGACCGACTGTCGCAAAGTCTTGAGCGACATATAAACATCGTCTTCACCCTGATTTGCCGCCGTCGTGATCTCATTATCGATCAGCGCCGTGATGCTGTCGCGCATCGTCGATGCATTATCTGCCGACGTCGGCTGATATGTCGTTGCTGCTACGGCAATCTGAGCGACTGTCGCTCGGCGCAGCAAATCACCGCACGCGTTTTGCATCGTTTTCTGGGCGAGCGCAACCTGCGACGTTCCGACAACCGGCGAAGGCGCGAACGCCATGAGGCTCGACAGCAGCCGGATAGCGTCTGCCGGCGACGCTGCGGACGCAGCTAGAGCCGTAACGACTCCTTGCGCCGAATTCGCGAATGTCGTTTGGTCGGCGCCCACATTGGACGCAGCCGCAGTGAGCGCACTTCCGGCCGTCGCCACTGCTGCGCGATTCGCCGTATCAGCCGAGATCAGGCTTGTGACAGTCGCAGCGCTGGACGCTTTCTGGTTTGCGCCCACATAGCCGGTATTTCCGCCGCCAAAGAGACGCCCGAAATTTCCGGCCAGCGTCGAAATCGAATTCCAGAAACGCTTGACATCGTGAACCAGAGTGGTAACGGTCTGATACCAGCCGACGACCGTCGAGACCGCAGATTGGATTACTGCGGCACCCGCCTTGATGGCAGTGGCAATGCGCGTCGCGAAGCTCGCCAGAGAGGCGAGATTAAGTCCAGACGCAGCGCCTATGACCGCAGTGATGGTCGGTTGCTGCGCCTTTGGATAAAGCCGGTCGCCGCCCCTCGCAAAGACAAGCCGCACCTCAATGACGCGGCCGCGGTCCCATGAAGTGCCGAATTCTACGGTCAGGCAATTGACCTTTATCGTCCCCCATGTCGGGTGAACGAGAGTTCCGAGCCCCGGCGCCTTGGTGTTGCCGTTCTTGCCACCCTGAATTACTTCAAGCAGACGCTGACGCTGATCGATGACTGAGCCGCCACCATAAACGAGGCTGTTTTCGACCAGAAAGCCTTCGACCCGAAATATGTTCGTCGATATCCCCAGATCTTCGATCCACGGCATCGTTTCTTTGTTCGGATACTCATGGATAACGTTTCGCCGACCAAACGTGCCGCGCTCATCCAGCACGGCAAACGGTACGCCGCCATAGCTTGCCGTGCGCATCCGGCGCCAGTAGTCGCTTCCGTTAGCGAAGACGCTTGCAACATCGCTGGCCGCCTGCGCAACGCCACCGATGCTACCAATGGCATTGACAAAATCTGTTGAACTCATACAGGCGGTCCTGTTACGTTGGAAGTGCTGACGCGCGCGGAGCCTTTCCCACTGCGTACAGTGGCGGTTGCCTTCGTGCCAGCCGGAGCGTTGTGAAGATGGACGTCGACCTGAAGCCCCTTATCGACGCCCGCTCCGATCTGCGAATCGCTGTAAGGCTGCACCCCGTTTTCTGCGCGGATTTGCGACTTGATCAAACCGGCAAGCGTGGCGCGGTCGTTCAGGTTCGGAACCTGATCAGCCGATAGCCCCGTACCTTTGGACAACAGTCCGGTGTAGTTAGCCATCTGCTCGGGCGTATTGCCCGTGCGTGCGCCGCCCGTCCATTTGTCCGCAATCTGAGCGAGCGTCAGGCCGCCATACCGGCGCCGAAGATTCGCTGTCGCCGCCGCAATGCCTTCCTCAGGCGTCGCGTAGGTTCGCTCATTGCCGTTGTTAAGGATGTTCAGCGGGTTATTGCTGCGAATGCCGAGCGGGATCTTCCTGTCGCCACTATCAGACGCCGATGGATTGCCGCCAGCTCCGAGTGAGGCAGCGATGTCGACATTCGACGTGCCCGCAGCGCGTGCGGCAAGCGCCCGAAGGAAATCGCCAGCCGGCAGATGCATCGACGCAGCAAGCCAGTCGCCATTCTTCACATCCTCGATGCCCTGGTTGGCATCCACGTCGGGCAATCCGGCGAACTTCGCAACCTTTAATGCACCCCACGCAGCGATGCCGGCCAGACCAAGCGTACCGAGGGCGGCCACCGCGGCCGGGATGGTGATGGTCGTCAATGTGACAAGGCTCGCCACAAGGTTCAAGACGCCACCGATCGGACCGGCAAATGTGATCGCCGCAATCACCGCGGCAACCCCTTTCACGCCACCGAGGGCATCTACGAAATCTCCGATACCCTTTGCGGTCTTGTCCCAATCGACGCCATCAATCCACCTGGCGAATCGCTCAACGTACTCTGATACCTTGCTTGCGACAATGTCGCCATATTTGTCGACGAGACGCCCGACGACGTCGAGCACCTTTTCTACCGCCGGCGCGAGAGTGTCGCCAAACTTGTACTTGAGGCGCGTTGCAGACGCCTCGAGCCGAAGCATGTTGGCATTGAACTTCTGCCCCTTGGATAGGGTTTGCTCATCGAAGACGAGCCCCAATTCCTTCGCCTGCTTCACGAAAGCATCGATTCCGCCCCCGCCTTTTTGCAACAAAGGAAGAAGCGACTCGACGCCAAACGCACCAGCGATAAGCGACTGAGCCTGCACATTCCCCTTCTGTGCGACGATCGCGTTCGCAACCTCCTTCAGAGCGCGCGTCGCATCGACGGCGCCGTCCTTCGTGCGATGGAGTGAGATGCCGAACTTATGCATCATCACGAGCGCGTCCTGATTGCGGCCGAAGGTTGCGTCTTCGATAGTCCGCCCCAAAGACCTGAGGCTGCCTGTCATATCCTCTGCAGACAGGCCGGCGAGCTTCGCCGCGCCGCGAAACGCCTGCAAATCGTCAGTCGACACGCCCAGCACGCCAGACGTGCGCTCCACCTCGGCGCCCATCTTTCCCCACTCGTTGGCGAGCAGGGCAATGCCGGCGATGGAGCCTATACCTGCAATGGCCGTAAGGGGGGTGATGAGCGACGCCACAGAGCGCGCGGTGTCCGCCGCTGCAGTGCCGACGGACTTCATCGACTTCGCTACGCGATCGAGACCGACTTCCTTCCCGAAACTAGAAAAGGATGATTTCAGGTCGCGCGCCGGCTTCGTGAGGTTGGCGAATGACGCCTTGATCTTGCGGACATTGGCAGTCGCCTTGTCAACGGCCGTTATAGTGACGACAAAAGGCGTAGCGGCTGCCATTACGACTCCATCTCTTTCTTTATTAGTTCAGCCTGCTCATACCACCAGGCCAGCCGGGAGAGGCTAAGTTTCCACGCGTCCTCCGGCCCCCACCTAAAGAAGTAGGTAACGGTTGCGACTACGTTTCCGCATCCGTCTGGCCATCGTCTGTAAAACCCCCGAGATACTCGTTCGCCTCCGTGAAATCACGCTGGCAGAGTTTCTCGATAGCGAGTTTCGGCACGCCAGCCACCAGGCTAATCAGCATGATGCCGATGCCGATGTTCGTCGACGCCGACATGGCCTTGTCGAGCTCGCCAGCGGTCGGCTCGCGCAGGTTCAGCGACTCGTAAGTCACAGCGCCTTCTCCCGAGCCGATCGAGACCGGCTTACGAAGCTTCATGATTTTTTCTTCAGGCTGCATATCAGTTCTCACTTACGAACGGGCCTTCGAACTTCACTTCGAAAGTCGCCTCAGCCGTCTTGACTTCTTGAACATCAACGCACCACATCGACCTTCCGATGATCGTCTTGCCGTTCGCCAACTGAAGCACGACGGTGCTGTTCGTCATTGAGTTAAACGATGCGACGCTCAGATTCTTGGCGTCGCGCAGCGTGCCGGATATCATGCCCGTCGACGGCTTTTCGCTGTAGCCGTGAACGGTGTCCTGCCCGATCAGAGATTCGCGCTCGATAGTCGAGACTCGATAAGTCAAGTCCCCCTGAAGCATGTAGTTCTGACCGTCGACCGAGATAAAGGCAATCCCGGCCAGCCTGTTCGTGTTGTCAGCCAATTTGGCCTCCAAATAAAGAAGCCGCCCGGAGGCGGCCTAGGTTGACTGGGATTAGCTCAATCGAAACTGAGCCAAGAGCGCGAAGATACGCAACTGATTGATGAGAACGCCCGGCCAGAGAACGTCGACGCGATTGGGGTTGCTGCTGTTCTGTTGAACGATCAACCCTTGCGCAAACTGCTGGCTCTTCTGCACGAATCCGTTGTATTCGAGCGTCTGATACTGGGCGATGATGTCGGCCTTGATGATGCTCGGTGTGACAATGTTCGAGCCAGGCGCAAAACGGGTGCCGTCCGCTGCCAACTTCACGCGCGCATACTTGCTCGTCACGACCGTGGCCAGTGAGCGCAGCACGAACGCCAGTAAGAACATCGTCTCGACTTCAAGATACGAGTTATCCGGCTGACCGAAGGCGTTCGTCTGATACGTCGTGATCGCGTTTTCGATGCGCACCGTTCCGTCCGTGCCGACCGTAAACGTCGAGATGCCGTCGTACAGATTGGTGTTCCGCTGCGACAGCGAGAACTGCGACGCAAGCGGAGGTGCCAGCACGTCGTTCAGCACAACCGTCTGGAGCGGCACACCCGGATCGGCGCGCAAGCTCACAGCCGATGCGGCTGCGAATGCGGCAGCCCACTTCCAGACGGGCGTAGGCGAGTCGTAGAAGCCCATGCACGACTCGTGCTGGTTGTTGCGCGTCAGGCCGAACGTGGTAAGCGCTGCCGAGGTGCCGCGGTAGGCGAAGAAGCAGTGGCCGTAGACCTGAACGCTCCACGACCAGCGACCGGTCGTATCGTTGAGGAACGATTGCAGCGAAGCCAGCGACGTCGTATCGGTGTACGGGCACACGATGAAATCGAACGGCATCGATTGCAGGTTCGCGAGGCCCGTCGTCAGGCTCGGGTTCGTCGCGCCGCTTGCCATCGGCGTGATCGTGAACGCGAGACCCGTCGGCGTCACTTCGCCGCCCGGCACACCGCGATAGTTCACGCGGATGTCGATGTCGTTGCCGGCGAGGCCCTTATTCTTCGCCGCGATAGTGACCGTGGTCGTCGACGCCGTCGCCGTGACCGCGAGATCATTGATCGCATTGATTGCCGCAGCAACAGCCGTCGCAATCTGAGCCGTGGTCTGCGTCGACGTGATGACGGTCGTCACCAGGATGCCGCCGATATATAGCGAGAGCGTACCGTTTGCCGTCGCTGCTGCGGTGAAGGCGATCGAGCCAGTCGCAGTGATAGCCGAAGGATCGTCAGCTAGGGGCAGATACCATACTTCGCCGAAGTTGTCGTTCTGGCGATATGTGTAGGTCATCTGCGCGAGCATCGAGCCTTGGCCGCCCAGCGTCTTTGCATCTGAAATGCCCTGCGAGATAACCGGAACGTTCGGCGTCGCGGTGCCGGACGAGGTGATCTGTCCGATGATCAGCGCGCGCTGGTTACTGTTCGCCGTGTTCGCCTGGCTGTTGTCGACTTCCGCATAGAACAGGGGCACGCGGAGATTCGACGGAATCTGTTTGAATCCGATGGTCATTGCTTGTCACCTCCGACCTTGGCCTTTGCCGGGGGCGTCAGCGTTACGTCCTGGTCGCGCAGCATGCGGTCCCAATGGAAATCGCCTTCAGCGACTTCAAGCCCGTTTTCGTCGAGCAATTGCATCGTGACCGGGTCTCGCACAGAGAGGCCCGGAGCCGGGTAGACCTTCATGGGGGTGCTCCTATTGAGGCAGCGAAATGGTTAAAGCGCCCTCATTGCGGCCGTCAGGCCCGGAGGTGCGTGGCGCGGGGTTCACCGCAGAAGGGAAGGGCGGATTCGCGTACGTGCCATTCGGATCGAACGGCGCCGCGGTATCGACGTTGACATTCACCGTCGTAAGCGGGTGCACTGGAATCGGGAAGAAGTCTTCTGGGCCTTGGTAGAACTTCACTTCGATCGACATAGCCAACTCGGCGATAGGCATTTCGCCTTCCGAACTCGTGTTGATCTCGGAATCAACTGAGGTGAATTGCTCGATGCGCTGACCGCCAGCCGGGTCGGCCCAGATATCTGGATTGTTGATTAGCGTCGCTTCGATCTGAAGCTTTAGGGTCTCGGCGCCCGCCAGAGCCGCAACTGACCCGGTATCGACCATCCCAGCAGGCGCCCGAACGCGAGCGATAATTTCGACCGTCGTATAGACATCAAACTCAGGCGTATTCGGCCCAAGCGATACCTTGCGCTCTTTACGAGCGTGGACGAGGATGAGCGGATACTGAGACGGGTTGGTCGGCCAGTCGAATGGCGAATAGACCGCATTTCCCGCCGACGTCTGGCCGAATAGCGCTTGCACGAACAGCGCCCGAATGTCGGCAGAGGTCGTCATGGGCTACTCACTTTCGACAGCATCAATTTGGCCCCGCCATGACTATCCGTGCGAACTTCGCGAACGATGAAAGTCGTGTTGACGCTCGCGACGGATAGTTGGTCGTTCTGAAATGGAGGTGAGGCAAACTGGGACAGTTGAACGCCGAGCACTGCGCTGACTTCCGTCACGCCCTGCGATGCGTCCTCGAACATCACTTCCTTGAGGTATGCATCATCGAAAACGCCAGTGATCTGATATGCGGCCTTCCCATAAGGGCGATACGTCACCGCCTCACCGAAAACACCCATCAGCGGGCCGATTACTAGCTTGTCCCAATCGACCATGGCAATTTAGGCGACAGTAGCGCCAGGTTTTCGACCGCCCTTGATCTGCAAGCCGCCGACGCGCACGCCGGGGCCGGACGATTGCTCCGGCTCCGAGCGAGAAACGAAGCCAGCAGCAAGGAGGTGATCAAGTTCGTCCGTCGGGAGAGAAACTGCTGCACCCGGGCCATGCAGCTTTCCGTCGACCATGAGAGAACGCCCCCGCGCGACGACATATTCCGACGCGGCAATGGATTCGCGATCCGGCGGCGGCGAACCGCCGGAATCTCGTTTCTGCGGGCCAGCCATTAGCTATAGACCGGCGGACAGACGGTCGCAGCAAACGATGCGTTGACCCGGCTCGGAATCACGATCGGGGACGACTGCATCATGATGTAGCGCTGCGCCGGGTCTTCCGAAACCCAGGTCTTCGGCGCATATGGCAGCGCCTTATAGTTGAAGGCCGGATCCTTGATCATGCCGAACGCGCGCGTGCCAAGCAGATTCGCGCCGCTCATGATGACCGTGCCGTCAGTCAGCATCGGCACTTCCTGGTTGTTGTCGTTCACATACCAGTCGTTGTAGAGCCACAGATCATATTGGCCCCAGTGACCCATGTAGACGGCACCTTGCTCGATTTGTGCACCCGGGTTGATCACGTTACCGAGCGGGCTGAGAGCCGGGAACAAAATTGCGCCCTTCAGCGCCGGATCAAGCTTAAAGCCCTCCCACGCACTCGTCGTGAAGATGATGTCCGTGACCTTGGCGCCCGACGTTTTGAGAATCTGGCGCTGCCATGCGTCGATGTAGGTCGACGGGCTAGAAGTTCCCGTACCGTCGGCCTTGACGTTCGCGGACGTCCAGGTCTGATTCCCGGTCAATGCGACCGTCAGCGATGCATCGCGGCCGAAATCGACCACAACCGTTTCATAGCCTTCGCCAGAAACCGTCACCGTTCCCGTGGAAAGAGCTTGTGCAGCCATCCATTCAAGACGGCGGTTGAGGATGTCCACCTGATCGGCCATTTCGGCATACAGGTTTGCCATTTCGCGCTCTTCGCCGGTCAGTTCGCCGCCGATGCGCTCGCCGATCATACGGCGGACGGGCTTCAGCAGGTCGGGCGCGCGCTTGTCCTTGATGTAGGCCGGCGTGAATTCGTTCGTCTGGTAGCGACGTTGTTCGACGAGCTTGCCTTCGACCAGCGGCGAGACGAACGGTGCCATCCGGCGCTTACCGACGTCGATATCGATCGACACCTTTTCGGTGTCCGACGTGACGATGTTCGGGAAAAACTTGTCCAGCAGGAATTGCTGGGCCAGTTTCAGGTTGGGGACGACCTGAATCAGGGTGTTGGTATCGTAAATCAGCACGGTTTAGATCTCCAGGAGGAATCCGGGCGCCCAAAGAAAAAGCCCCGCCGGAGCGGGGCTTTCACGAGGCTGCGAATGGTTGGGTTAGCTCGGGTCCGCAGCGGACACCGCGTTCTTGAGAAAGATATCGAGCGGACGCAGCGCAGCTTTGGCCGCAGCGACCGTGATGCCGGCGCCGAAGGTCATAGCGTTCACGTTGAATTCGCCCATCAGATAGACGCCCGCAGTCTTCGCGCCGAGCGTCGTGTCGACATTGTTGACGAGGATCGCCGTCGGGCTCTGGCTGCCGTCCGTTGCCGAAGCCGTCGCGAGTACGTATCCGCCGCTGCCGCGCGCAGCAGTCAGCACGAACTGATCGCCGGCCGCAGGCGAGCCACCCGTCGTGATCGTGAAGGTGATCTGCGAATCGGTGAACGCCGCGCCCATCGTCGTAACGCCGAGCTGATCGCCGGTCGGATCGAAGACGTTGCCCTGCGTAGCGCTCGTCAGCACGACGGTGTAGTTGCCGGTCTTGAGGTTCGGGCCGGCCGAAATGCTGCCAACAGTTGCGGTGCCAGCGTTGGCCGTGCCGCCCGAAAGGGTTGCGCCGGACAGCGTGAAGGCCGAACTATCGGACGTCGCGAGCGTGATCGCGTTACCACCCGTACCGATCGCAGCAGCCGTTGCGGTGATCGTCGAGCCACTGAGCGAGTACGTGCATTTGACGAGGTTCGCGTCGCTCGAGCCAACCAGGAAGTTGACGAAGTTCACTGCGGTAGCAGCAGCGGTAGCGCCAATCAAAACCTGATTGCCCACAGGGTTTGCAGCAACGAACGTGACGGCCGTGCCGGCGATGGTCACGGTGTCACCGGCAGTCGGAAGCGCCGGCACGGCGATGGTGCCGCTGGCGAACGTCTTGCCCGTGCTGGCCGCGACCGTGCCAAGCAGGCTCTGGCCAAGCAGAGCACCGCGCGGAAGAACCTGGTTGGCAGCAATCGTCACCGTATCCGTAACGAGCTTGAGGTTGCCCGCGATAAGCTGATCCGGGACGAAAGTTTCGGCGGTAATCCCGGGCAGTTGCGGGTTCTCGCCGATGGTGCTGACATTGAGCGTCATCTAACTACTCCTTATATTGAGGGGGATGCGAATTAGGCGGGCATCATTTGCGAACGATGCGCTCACCAGCGGCAACGATGCGATCGGCCATTGCTTTGGCTGGATCGGCGCTCGGTGCGGGGCCGCTATTCGCACCGGGATTCGGGGTCTTCACTGCGGCCATGCGCTCGTCGATCGACGGCCGTCGCGCAGCGGTCTTCGGGGCGTCGAGGTCTGCCGCACCAAGAGCGGCAATGGCGGCCGACGACGAGAGCTTGCTGTTGAAGGCAAAGACACAAGCCTGATTCACGCGGCCGGCCTTGATGCCAGCGGCGAGAATGCGGGCGCAACGAATGCGTTCGCGCTGACGAGCACCTTGAGCGCGACCTTCGCGCTTTTCATCTTCATCATCCTCTTCCATATCGGCGTCGTCGCCGTCTTCATCATTGCCGTCTTCGGCGCGCTTCGCCTTCTTGGCTTCCTCTTCCTTGCGCTTTTCCTCTTCGGCTTTCTTGGCCTCTTCTTCATTCTTCTTTTCTTCCTCAGCTTTTTTCGCCTCTTCGTCGTCGAGATCTTCCATGCGCTTGGCATACTCGTCGTCCGACTCGCCGTCGCGCTGCTTGCGCTCGTCGTCTTCGGTGCTTTCTTCGATGCGTGCTGCGGAAAGGCCGAGGTAATGGGCGAACGGCATCGCGCTCGCGAGCTTCGTGAGCTTGCTCATCTATGTGCTTCCTTGGGGAGATGGTTTAGGAGCCGATCTGCTTGATCAGGGCCCGAAACGCGGCGTCGGGTGCCGCCACTTCATCCGCGAGTCCGAGAGCGACACCTTTGTCGCCCATGAACGTCGAGGCTTGCCAGTCACGGACCGTGGCGGCCGCGATGGATCTGTTGCGGGCGACTGTTTCAACGAACAGTCCGCCCATCGTGTCGATATCTGCCTGAAAGCGCGCTCGCGCTTCGTCGGAGAGGGGGATTTCAGAATGGCCGTCGGCCTTGCGGTCGCCGTAGGTGATGAAAGTCACTTTGACGCCGGCGGTCGTGAGCGCTTGGCTCAGGTCAACGTGAGCGCAGATGACACCCACGCTGCCCACGCCACCAGTACGCGGGACCGTGATGCGGTCCGTTGCGCTGGCAATGGCATATGCCGCGCTATAGGCAGATTCGTTGAGAATCGACCACATCGGCTTTTGGCCACGGGCGCTATAGATCACGTCGCACAGATCAAAGCATCCAGCGACCTCGCCTCCCGGGCTGTCGATATCGAAGACGATCGCCTCGACAGCGGGATCGCCCAGTGCGGCAAACAGGTTTTGACGGATGCCGTCATAGCCTGACATGCCCGACCACGGGCGGAGGCATCCGAGCTTCTGCACTAGCGTGCCTTGCACCGGAATAACGGCGATCGGTCCGACCATGTCATAACCGGTGCGTGGATTGCGACCAGGCTCGGCAAAGCCGTATTCGTCATCCTCCATTGCCCTCGGGACGACGGAGCCGTCCATGCGGAGCATCTGACTGATGCCCATGCGATCCGCGAGCGCAGCGAGGATGACCTCAGCCTTCGTGGGATGGAGTGCCCACGGCACGTTGAACGCGCGCTGCGCGAGCCGCGGCAGTAGGTGATTCATTCGGCCTCCGGAGGAGTTTTCGATTGGGAGGCGTCGCCGCCAGAAAGAGCCTCAGGGATCGGCATGCCAAGTTCCTTGAAGAATTGGCGCTCGACAGCGCGTTGCGACACCGTTTCGCGCCAGTCATCGCCCGTAAGCTCGGCGGATTCCTTGTCGAGATTGGACAGACCCGCATCCATGCCCATGATCGCGCCTTGCTTCTCTTTGACGGGGTCAACATATCCGCGGCCCGGCCCCATCCAGCGAGCGCGCGAGTATGCAACTCGACATTCCATGAAATCGGGGGCGCCGGCCGGCAACGGAACATCGTCGACCGACATTGACTCCTCGAGGAATGCGCACCAGACTGGCTGGCCGAATCCCATCGCGAAATTTGTGCGCCGACGGTGGAATGTCTTCCAGACCTCAAGCATTGCCGCCCGGTAGGACGAGTAATTCACGTCCGCCCAGTTCTGGCTGATCATCTGCGCCGAGGTGCCAGTGCCGGCAGCAATGTTCCGCAGCATGGCGCTTTCGAACTCTGCGAAATTGCCGTTCGGCCGCGCGGGAGCAACGGTTGCGATCTTCTCGCCGGGGAACAGGTGCGGCATGCGCGAATTGCCGATCGAGAGCTTGCGCTCTTCATGGAATTCGCGACGATGATTCTGATACGTCATCAGATGCTCGCCGTCATCCAAGGATTCGGCTACCAACTGATCATCGAACGGGCTTTCGATATAGGCTGCGAAGATCGCGTTAATAATCGCCGCATCAAGTTCTGTGCCGTCATACTTGATCAGCATCTTGAGACGCTGAAGTACCGGCGCGAGCATGCCGGCGCCGCCGCGGTGTTGCGCGGCCCGGTCATGATCGAAGTCATGAACGATGATCGGACGCCCCCAATCCGTCTCACGGAGAATTCGATCCCAGTGCAGACTCTTTTCCGCGCTGAACCAGTCCCCTTGGTGCGCACGGCGAATCCAATATGCGACGGCGGCACCGTCTTCGTCGACCTCGACGCCGCCGCGCATCGTTTGCTGATCGAAGCGTAGTTGAGGATTCGACAGGCGATCCGGGTCGATGATCTGCAGCACCGTCGCATAACGCGCCTTGCCGACGCCGATCCGTTGCGGGCGCCAATGCATCATCCCAAGCGCATCGCCGTCGACGCATTTATGCCGAAAGGCGAGCGCCATCATCTGGGGCACTGTCAGATTGCGCTGCGTGTCGCAATAGCGGCCGGGGTCATAAGCCCATGCGCGATAGTTAGCCTCGACCGCTCGAGCGAATTCATCCGCCCAAACGTGATCGAATCCTTTGATACCGGTCATGGACCGCAAAGCAATCCAATCCGGCTTCGCAACCGGCCGAAAGTCCGCGCCGATGACGTTGTCAATCGTGCGAGTGACCGCGGCCGAAGCCCAGCCATCATTGCGAACGACGTCCCGAATGCGCGAGACAATGCGATCACGATAGACGTTGAGCTCGCCATCGGGCGACCACAAATATGGCTGCCACTCAGCCATATGCGAGCCCCAGATGTCGGCGGCATCATAGGGCGTATGCCCACCTCCGACCAGCATCGAGGCGCGCGAGCGCTTCGGCTCAAACGGTTTGCCGCTCGAGTCGAGAATTTGGACGGAATTGGACATCAGTAGCGGAATGTGATCGGGCGGCGAGCCCGGTGTTGCAAACCAAGCTGAGTGCGAATTTCGGAAATGAAGGCGACTAGGTTTTGGACGTTCGCCTCAGTGAATCGAACATGCTTATTTCCATCGCCCTGCGCATAACTGACGTCAACAACCTTCTGGCCGGTCATCAAATCGGTATAGGCTTGCTGGGCCGCCGCGAGTGCCGCCTGTAACTGCGTTTGCGTCATCCCGGCGAGGACACTGAGATTCGGGTTGTAGCGCACGACAGTCCTTAGGCGAGCTTGCTCGCGATTGATTTTTTAGTAGCGGTCTGCGTCCTGATGGCTGGTCCATCGATACGCGCGGGCCCCGATTCGGCCGGATCTTCGGCGATCACCACCTCGTACTTTTGCAAGGGCGCAACGTCGTCAACTCGCTTATTGAGCTTGAATCCGAAGTGCATCAGACCGCAAAGCGCGGCATAGGCGTACACCCGACAGTCGAGCGCTTCGTTGGCTTTGCCGTTCGGCAGTTCCCATACTCGATACCGATGGCCGCCCGATGTCTTCATGACTGAGACTTCGGCGGTCATCTGCGCGAAGTAGCCGATGTCACGATCAGCCGGGAAGTGCATATAGCCCGGCCCCGGCTCTTCGTATCGCAGGCGCGCATAGATGACGTCCTTGGCTGCGTTCGTGCCGATGCCGACCGGCCGAAATGACGACTTGTTGCGGCTGCTCGGGCGCTTTGTCGGCCAAATCGGAGCACGCGCACCGCTACGCTCCGACAAACCCTTTATCGCCCAGATGCGCCGCCCCAAACGGGCCTTGGCGAACTCATAAACCTTCTGGGTGTTGTGGCCGCCAGAGTCGATGCAGGCCGCCATGACCTCGAAAGGCATGCCGTCGGCGCGGCGCCAGATGCGCTTGAGATATTGGTCGACGCGCTCCCACACTTGAGGAGTTTCGGGATCGCCTTCGATCACATGATGATCGAGTGACCAGGATTCCTCATTGCGTCCCCAGCCTACCGTTTCAAGTTCCACGCGAGTTGGCTGTACGTCGGCGCCAACCGTGACCGCGCCAACGCCATATGGAACCTCGGACGGCCACACCTCGCAGCGCGCGAGCAAGCCATCCGGGCTCAGACCCTTACCAACGTGGCGCCGGTACGGCAAGCCCATCTGCGTGTTCCACCACGCTTGCAACTGTTCTTCATCGCCCTGTGCGGCGATCCACTTTCCCGCGATATCAGACGGTTTGTCCTTGCTCCACGGACTGTAGAGCTTCGACGCCTGAAATCCGGCGTGCTCGCCCTCAATTCCGCGCTTACCGCAAATCGGGCAATGGACGTAATAGACGGCATGCCGATCACTTTCCGACCAGCTCCAAACTTTATCGACCGAGCCTTCGTCTTGTTCCTGCCAGGCGATGTCGTAATCGGTTAGCGGGACATGGCGATGCCCGCAGCATTCGAATGGCCGCGTCTGATGCCAGCGCGTTGTGCTGAGTGCATGCAGGCGATCGCCTTCTGACCACGCAGCCCCGCAGCATTCGCACACGATGCGCGCAGTTTTCGGACGGTGCGCGAGCGTGTTTCCCTGCGCGTCCTTGTCCTTGTCCCAGTGGACGTGCTTGAAGAAGTCCAGGAACTGGCGATGTCCGCAATGCGGGCAGGCGATCGATGCTCGTCGCTGGTCCGAATCGTTGTAACTCTTCTCAATCCGGCTCTCACCCGAATAGGTCGGCGAGCAGGCGCGAACAGATAGCCAGTTCACGCCGAACGACGCAGTGCGCTCCTCGGCAATGAAGATCGAATCACCTTCTTTCAGGGGAGGGTATTTGTCGATCTCGTCGGCGAGGATCACGCGGATCGGTCGGCGCGCGAGGTTGTCCGGGCTGCCCGCACTCACCAGCGCCAGGAACCCGCCGGGAAATGCCTTGTAGCCCAGCGTGTCGTCGCTGTTGCGGGATTTGCTCGCGCCCATGATCTGACGCAGGACCGGAGTGCTGCGGATCAACGGGGCGATTCGTTCCTTGCTGAACTGCTCAGCCGCCTCGTCCTTCGGCTGAATCAGCAGAATGGGGCAGGCGTCCAGATGCGCGAAGTACCCGAAGATATTCTCGAGCAATGCCGTCTTGAGCATCTGCGTACTCACCATGACGGTGATGACGTGGATGCCCGGTTCCGTGACGGCCATCATCGGACCGCGTGCCGCCTCAACAGTGGAGGTGCGCCAATTGCCCGACGTGCTGCCGGCTTCCTTGGCAAGCTTGCGATACCGGTCTGCCCATTCGGGAATGCTGATGCGCGGAGGAGGAGTCCAGCCGCGGCGAAAGTCTCGAGCGAGTTGGCTAGCCTTGTCGGTCAGCAAAGTTGTCATCGGGTTCGCCGAGGTCAGCGATTTGGGTATGGACATGCGCAAGCAAGACCTCGGTTACTCGATCAGCCTCCAACCCCAAGTCGGCGGCAATTTTGGGACCGACTCGCATCGGCCAATTCATCCAGGAATCTCGCGCCGCGCGGGCGCAATCGAAAAGCACAGTTCGGGCAATGGCAAGGTCGACGACTGAGCCAGATTTCTGCTCGTACTCGATCTGCTTGAGCAGCGCGTTGAAGTTCTCTTTGATCCGAATCGCTTCGGCCAGATCGTGCGTGGCGCCCATCGCCATGACGAGCTTTGCCGCGGCTTCGGCCGGCGAATCGTCGGCATCGACGCCGGGATCGGTGCGGACAGTTTCACTGCGGACATTCTTTGCGGACACTTTCGAAATGTCCGCACTGTCCGCAACCGCCTTGCTCGATCTTATTGGCCTGCGCCAGCCAGAGGAAACAAGGGCGGGGTCTAGCTTGCCGTCCGCGTCTGGCTTGAGTTTGCCGGAAGCGACAGCGCGACGAACTTGCTTCTCATCGCAGCCGGCGAGCTTCGCGAACTCGCGCTGGGTAACGTTGAGTGCGGACACTTTTTAGAACTCGTCGCTGGGAAAAGATCGCGGCGCGCAGTGCCCGCGATGTTTAAAGTCGCCGGGAAGTACCTTGCGGTTTTATTACAGCGGGGCATCTGCCTTGCCGCCCTTCGTCAGGTTGTCCACAGCCCAGAGCGGGCGCAGGTTCGACAGCGACCAGCACGCGCGCACCCCATCGATGTTCGAGAGATCGAACAGACGCTGCGGCCTGATGTGATCTATGTGGATGTCGCCACGCATGAATGCGTTCCAATCCATCCCGCCTTTGAACTGTCGCTCGATGTGCACACGCAACTCCTTGATGGTGTAGCCGCATACATCGGCGACCGTCATGCTATTGCCATTCCGGTTGATCGCATCACGCATCAAGTCGTCAAGCTTCGGATGCAGCTTTGCTTTCTTGCGCGCCTGCGTGCGAAGCCGCTCTTTCAAGGCGAACTCGGGATCGGTCTTATAGCGAGCGCGCCAGTTATACGCCCCATTACGGAACACTCTCACGTGCGAGTCATGCAAACTCTCCGCATGCGCCCGCCGATTGTTCCAATGCCTCCGGAGTGCCACTGCGGCGCGCCAAGCCCTTACGTGCGCATCATGCCGAGCGGCTCGCTTTTCTGCGGCCAGCGCGAGTGTTACAGCCTGCGGCACATATTCGACCGTTACCTTGCCCGTCTTTCTGCGGTATGCCGCGCGCTGCTCTGCCGTCCGCTTGCCACTATTCGGCGCAGGATTCGCCAAGAAGCAAGCCTTGCACGTGGTCCGATACGTCCCGCGTCGCTTGTCTAGACAGAAGTGCGGCAAAGCCTTCGACTCACCGCAGCGATTGCATGTCTTGCGCCCTTCGGCGGGCGTATAATCGGACTCAGCCATCATTGCCTCTCGTACAGGTGATGGGGGTTAGAAGGCCGGTCAGGTGTTAGCGCACCTACCGGCCTTCGCTATTCTATCTATCGGGTTTACCCCGCACAATGCATTTCACCTCGCCGTCGCAATCGCCTTAGCCATCGCCTCTTCGAACGCCTTCTTCAGATTGGCGCGCACGATCTGCGCAGCTATCTCGCGATAACCAAGCTTCTGTCGAACCGGCATCGGATCGCCAAAGCGCATCAGCAACTTGAGATGCCCGCGCTTCTCGCCCTCCGGTATGACGTTGGCGCCTTTCTTGAACACGCGCCCCTTCTTGCTTCGCAGCACCGCACCTCGTTTGGTGGGCCACTGCCATAACCCATCGATCTGCTGCCCGTCTTTCGTCTTCACCGTGCCGACGAACATGTCGGGCCGATCTTTCAGCGCGGCAAGCTTCGTTTTCGGCAGATTGCCGTATTGGTTGAGCAGCAGAGCTTTGTCTTTCGGGTTCAGCCAGGTCTTGCCGCGGCCAATCATCTTGTGACTACCACCTTCCTCAAAGGGAAGAAGGTACGATGCAGCGATGTCCTTCACATAGACCGTCGCGGTCAGCGTCGCCTTAGTCGATCCCTTCACTGCGACCGAGTTCAGCGTGAAGGGTGTCGGCTTGTCCAACACCCTCGACATATTGTCTCGCTCGGCGCCTTTCACCATCTTCGCGAGGCTGTTGATTGCCTGTGAAGCGCCGAATCGCAATTGCTTCTCTGCCACTCCAGCAAACGCGCGCTCAAGCTGCTTTATGTCGCCGCGGATGTTCAGATCGATCATGCGAGCCAAGCGAATAAGTGCCGGTCACCCGGCGTGCCGCGTTGCGCGACGTGCGCCCCGTGACGCCTGAGCAGGCGGGGCGGCGAAGATCGTTTAGTGATGCGGCAGGGCAGTAAGGAGTGATTTCACGTACTGCGGTCGAACCGTGATCTCGTCGCCGTCTTGCTTGATCGTGATGAATTCCGGCTTGCCGGTTGCCATCCACGATTGAAGCTGGCGTTCGGCCTCGGGATCTGAGAGCAGGGCGCGGAGGCGGTCGGAGAAAGCGACTTTCATGCTGCCTCCAGCATATCAGGCATGACGAACTCCCATGTGTAGCCGTAGACCCGCTTGAGACGACCCTTACAGCATCGCGAAATAGATCCATTGTCGGCACGCGGATGGCCATTCTCGTGCAGCCATCGTTTGGCTGCATGAACGGACTCGAACTCCATCCCCGACTCGATGCATCGAACGCGACGCTGGCGGCTGACAGCCAATGCCATGAGCGCCGTGCGCTGGGCATCATTGATCGTCTTTCCGATCTGCCAGACTCGGCATGCCTCCCGATGCTCTGGCGTGAATTTCATTCCACGTCGCGCGGCGGATATCTTGGCTCGCGCTTCAGCACTTAATGGCGGTAACTTTTTCCCTTTCCGGCTCGCGGACATGGCCGCCCTATGCGAATCCGAGAATGGTGCCCGCTTCATTCCCAAAACACTTCCAGCAACACGGCAAATGTTGTATTTGGGATTTAAGCGATCAATAAATTGCTGCTCAACAACCAAAAGATCTGTAATAGGGCACAATGCAATCTTTTCGAAAGTCAGTCCTGACTCACCATACTTATCGAAAGCACGTTGTAGCGCCTTATTGTGATGGCTTCCTCTTCGCAAATGCAAAAGATGGAGACGCCACCGTTTCACGAATGAAACGGCTGAGCCAATATAGAAGTTCCCAGACGGCGACGTGATTTTGTACGCGCCTGTGTCATTGTTCATTTTCAACCTTGACTAGAGGTTTGACTATTCGGGGGTAGAGCAGGAGGGTAGTCATCCCTCTTTTCGGCTGGCCGGCCTAGCTCCACGAAAGCAATTCTACCGCGAATTACGCAGCCCGCATCAGCATATTGCTGTTGATCGTTACGCGACTGACTTCGCCATACTCGCGGTGATATGTGATCACCTTGTAATCCCGGCCAGACAGCCAGCCGCCACGCGCAGCATATGCATCCGGCGCGGCCAGCGTGCGATGCTGCTCGACAACCATCAGGTTGTTTTCCTTCACGTCGATGCTATGAAGGTGCCCCATATGGGCGTAGGCGTATTTGGTACGACCGAACATCTCGCGGAACTGAGCCGCAAAGACTTCCGATACGTTCGTCACCTTGCGCTTGTGGCCGTGGTGCACAAATAGCGCCACCTTGCCGAACTCATACGCATTGTAGGGTGACGGGCTACGGTCGACTGTGATGCGCGGCTCGTTCTCGTAGAGCACGGCGAACCACTCGCGCAACCAAATTTGCGACACCGGATCGTGATTCGCATCAGCCATGATGATATGCACCCGCTTATGCTTTGCGAGCAGCATATCGATCACGATGCGCAGGATGCGAATTGCCGTGCGAACTACCTTGGCGAACCGTGTATCCACATCGAGCAAATGTTTCGATGCCGGAGTAAGGGCTTCGATCCCATCTGCATGTAGGAAATCCGAGATTTGCGCAAATACCGCAGTCTCGGCGTCCGGCGACTGAGCAATCGCCTGCTCAAACCATCGGATGATCATGTTCTCGGCGATCGACAGATCCCAATCTGCGCCGGTCTCGTCTTTCCAACTGAGTGCGCCCAGGTGAAAGTCCGTGACCACGTAGCAGTTCAGCAGATCTGCATTGCCGTGTGCCGGGGCCTCGCGCGGGCGAACGCGCGGAATAGTCTCGCACATCGCCGCCAACGCTTCGCGCAGGATTTCTTCCTGCCTCGCCGGGTCGACCTGACTCTTCACCCATTGCCCGCGAGGCTTTCCCTCGTCGTCGTAATACGTCGAAACGCCCTTGACTCGGAATCCGTCCGGTACGACGTGAACCATGTCATGCGACGGGCTCCAGCCCATCTTGGCCGCCCGAGCCTGTAATGACGCCATGGCATTGCCGATCGTGCCATGCCCAATCCCGAGCGCCTTTGCTGCGGCACGCTGCGACCCATGCTTCTCGATCGCGTCGATCATCTCGGCCTGGCGCGGCGTTGCCCAGTCTTTCAGCTTCGGATCTATTGGCATGGCGTCAACTGTTCAGTTTCGGCGACCATTCGCCACAGAATTCTTCGATCCCCACAAGCGGGAAGGCGCTGAAATGTCCACCGTCCTGCATATCAAGAACGATCGTGGGCGGATACCGGCGGCATTCTTGATAATCGTGTTTGGCGAAACGGTGCCGGCACGATTCGCATGTTTGCACGCGCTCCGCAACGATCGAAATGACTTTCGGTTTCCTAGGCATATCGCGCCTTACTCTTGCGCACCGACATTTGCAAACTCGCCGTGAAATTTTCTGGCGCCAACCTCATACGCCTTGTGTGCCGCTTCGGCTGAAGCATGCAAGCCCAAACTGATTTGTCGACCATCAACTTTGATTCGAGCCCGCCATTTGCCACTTTGCGGATGCCAACAAACGCCCTTATATCCAGATGAGTTATTTTTCTGAGCGCCGCGGTTTCTGCCGTTTTCTGCATTCGTGCAAACCCTTAAATTGGATTTGCGATTATCAAGTTTGTTGCCGTTGATGTGATCAACCTGGCGTTTGTCGATTGTGCCGGGACCCACACCCATGATCATCCGGTGCATGCGCTCGGTAGTTCTATATACCCCGGAGCCGGGCCTCTCCAAATGCCTTACTGCATATCCAAGTGTGAAGTGCCATGTGAACGAATTGAGTAGATCGAAATCCTCATCATCCACTACCGCAACCAGTCCACGGGGAAGTGCGATTTCTTTCATGCCAGCCTCGCTCTAAGGCTGCTCGATAGGGCGGCTTTGGCGACCGGACGAGCGATCCGGGCTTCGGGTGCCCCCTAGCCAAGCCGTAAACGCAAAAAGCCAGCACAATGGCTGGCTTCAATATTGGAGAAAGCTACTTTCTCGCGACCGCGTGACCCGAAGGTGGCTATCGCCAGGCGCGTCGCTAATTTCACCTTCACGACTGGCCTCGCTGGCCCTCTTGGCTATCTGCCAAGCGCCGAACACAAAGCCATGCGTGAAGCGCCTCGTCCCCGTACAGATACGAGAGAGGCGATTTACTGCGATTTTCGAGATTCTGTTCCCGATAGGATACGGGCTTTGCACCCATTCGCCGGCTTGCGTACCGGAGCTTTCCACTGGCGGAAGATGTGCGGATCGAACGCACGCGGCGCGCGAGCACCGGCTACGGCTTAGCAAGCCGACCCATTAGCCACTCTGGCAATCTTCCATGTGATGGCGGAAGCGGGGTAGAGTCGAACTCCCAAGACCTCGCGGTTCACACGGTTTTCAAGACCGGCCCCGTCACCAATCGGGTAGCGCTTCCGTAAAACTGGTCTGAGTGGATGGATTCGAACCACCGTCCTCCGCGTTCCAGGCGCGGCCGTCTGACCAGACTGACAATACACTCAGATTTGGTAGGCCCGGTCAGACTCGAACTGACACGCACGAGGCGCCGGTTTCTAAGACCGGTGCGGCTTCCATTACGCCACGGGCCCAAACTTGGTAAGCGAGGTGGGATTCGAACCCACACGCCGAAGCGGCGGGGCTTAAACCCGCTGCGTCTGCCGTTTCGCCACTCGCTCAAATGGTGGATCGCCTTGGTATCGAACCAAGCCAGCCGAAGCAACTGCTTTACAGGCAGCCCCGCGTCCTTAGCGGAATACCGATCCATCTGGCCGGCAGGCGAACAGAGAGGGACGCCGCCCATTCCTCTGCCGCCATCCAGCTTGGTAATCGAAGCGCCTCGTTTCGCAAGGCTGGCGGCTGCATGCAACAACTCAGTTCATGCAACACCCGTGCGGGACTACCATGCGACGCATGGCTGTGGCTGACAGGAACAAACTTACGAGCCCCGCTAGCGGCGTTCCATGTCGCGTCGTTCAAGGCTCGACGCTTCCTCTTAACCCGGTCTCTGCTCCCGGTATGTTTGGTGCTTCCGGCACGGACTCGAACCCACAACCCGCTCCTTACAAAGGAGCCGCTCTACCTATTGAGCTACGGAAGCGAAAGGCTGCCGGAGCTGGATTCGAACCAGCGCATGAGCGCATTAACAGTGCGCCGCCTTACCTGCTTGGCTATCCGGCAATAATCGTCGCGCGTGACGGGTTCGCGCGCTGGCCCTATCTTTGCCAGCCGGTTTCTTCCTGCGATCTCGGAACTAAGCGAGAAAGCAGGGCACTTCGTTCATTGTGGCGAGGATGTCGGAACTATTCCGACCAAGCCACCATTTCAATCTTTTCAGTCGCTTCAACATCCGCTGAACTACGCCGAATCGCTGAATACCTCGGCTGCGCTATCGAGCCAGCGCGACCAGAGCCACGCGGCCCGAGCGGCTTCGTTCAGCCAAAGCGAAATGAGTTGATTCATGTTCACTTTTTCCGCCTGTACATAAACCGTGAACGCTCAATGCCGAGCATACATTGCGTGCGCTGCAGCATTTGGCGTCATGCCCCAGCTATATAGCGTCATCATGCGATCTGCCTCGGCATCGTCCATCTCGTGCGGAAGCTCAAGCAGCCCAGCATCCTCGGCGATTGCCGCGCACGTCGCCGCCCATTCCGCCAGTTCATTTGGATCGATCACGGCGCAGCATCCCTTTAGCAATCATGCAGCAGCACAAAACGACGACCATCGCGATCCCGATCAGGACTTTTTGCATTCCGGCACCTCAAAAAGTGCTTCAGCGCGCTTGCGGGCCGGCGACCAGCACTCGGCATCGCTTCGCTCCATATGGACGCGCCTAGCGGCTTTGCGGCGCTCGGTCTCTTGCTTCTCTTCGAGGATTAGCATCGGATCTCGATAGCTTCGAGAAGGAAGGGCAGACGAGCGCATGACGGCTGAAAATGAAAAGCCCCGCATTTGCGAGGCTTGTGTTTTACGCGGGCGCAACTTGCCCAGCCCTTAATGTAGAGGTTCCCGTAACGGTTCGCAAGAAGTGCGTGTAACGGTTTTCGCGTTTTCGATAACTCTCCATGCATATGTGGACGGAGCACCATTGGTCGACCGTTCTTTAATAACGACCTGCCCCGATTCCGCAAGCGCCTGCAATACCCGATATACGGCCATTTGCACGCGTTTGCGTTCTCGCTCGTCGGCCTTGCTCGGCGCAACATAGTTGACGATCTGCCGCATACGAAACTCGCGACCAGGATAGGGTGCCAGCAATGCCATTACCTCACTCGCGAACTTCATTCGAATGCCCTCTCTACCCGGCGCTTGACGCTGGCAAGGGCTGTTTCGTACATGGCTACGTTGAGTTTGATGTTTAGATCTGGTTCCAGCTTCCTGATTCGCTCCACTGCTGCTGGAATGCCATTGAATCTCGAATATCGAGAAGGGGAGAGGTATTCCGCCTGCAATACCTTGCGCTCGATAAGCGGCGCGATTTCGAAGACCTTCTGTACGCGCTTGGCGTGATCTTCATGAATCGGCTCTGGCGCGACATTTTCGTCAAACAGGACAATCGCGCTAATACCCCACGGCAAAATCGTGCCGCCGAGATTGCACCAGCGCGACCAATTTCTCAGTTCTGCATCTACCCAACTTGCCATGATTGCCCCGCAGAATAGCGTGAGCCCCGATCAACTAGCGATCTCCTGTCGCTTAGCATTCCTATTTTACTACGAAACAATGAGTTGCGATATGTTAGTCGCTAGGTTTGCACGACGGATTCAGCGGGCAATCCATCCCTTTGCAATAGACATTCGCCGGAACATCCTTCTGCCCACACTTCGGGCAGTCGCGTGCATGGACATGGTTGTGAAACGCGGCTAGGCAATCAAATACTCGCCGGCCGCCATAGTAGATCGTAACCGTATCGGCGCAGTTGCTGAATGCCTCCTCTGCTACACGCTCATTCACCCCTTCAGCAGTCCATGAACCGCCTCCCGGGAATTGGCAAAGCATCAGTACCGGCTCTCGCATCGTCTCCTTCAGAAGCGCATGCTCCGCCTTCTCCGCCCTAAACATCTCCTCGTTCGCATGAGCGAGTAGCTTGGCGGCTTGGAGGTCTTCGCGGAGTTGTTCGATGGTCTTTGCATCAGATTCGATTCGGTCGGCGGCTCCGTTGGCGCATTGGACGAATTGAATCAGCGAGCATTGGTCTGCTTCGACCATGTTCAGAGGCATCCGGAGAATACCGAGTAGCATCAGGTCACTCATGATTTCCCTCCTTCTGTAGAGAGATAGCGGCGTCGATCTCTATGTTGATGCTCTTAGTATCGCTGGGCCCGCAACTGATGACTGCGGCATAGAGAGTCTCGACATTATCTTCAAGCGAAATTGCCCACCGATACCGTTCCGCGTCCTCCCGCAACCTCCGCACCTCTGCGAGCAGTTCCGCCACAACATCAGGGGTCACGCCTTCGAGCCATTCCCTGACGCCATCGCCAAACGATAGGTCTGGTTGGTTATCGTATCGTTGGACGCAAGGAGTGATCGCAGGGACGCCGCCCGCATAGACGCGTCGCCAACTATTGCTCGTCCAGACTTCCCACTCGCCGCGCGGGGCAGCTTCTGCGAGTGCTTCGATCTTTTCGATATCGATCACGATTTCTCCTGTTGTCGTTTGGCGAGAGCAGCCGATGCGATCCGCTTCGCCCACGTTGGATCAAGCGCCATCTCTACTGGATCTTGCTCGGCTATCTCGCGAAGAGCCGCATCGCTTGATTCGAGTGCCGCACGAAGCAGGGCGAGCCGGCCCGAGAGCTGGCGCATTGTGTTGGCTAGGGCGCTCATTTTGACTCCTTCGGAACGCACCATGTGCGAGTAATTCCGCCCCATGAAACGTCGCTACTCATCTGCCGAATAGCGGTTGCTGCAATCTCACAAGCCGCCTTGTCGCCAAACTCCTGCATTGCGACATCCGTTCCTGAATTGACGCGCGAGACGGCAATCAGGACATACGTTGCCAGTAAAGTGCTCATTCCCCCTCCACAAACACAGCCTTAAACCCCTGACGATCAGCCCATGTCTGCGCGGCCGACTTCGTTTTGAACATCTTCAGCTCACCTTCCTCGGTGAAGCAGAACACATACTTCCGCCTGCTGTTCCAGCAGCGAAATTCGATGGTGGTGGTCATGCCCACTCCAATTTTTCAGGCGCAGCCGGATGCATTCCCAGCGTTGCGAGTTCGATGAACGTGAAATGCCCCGTGCGCGTCCATCCCGCCGTATCGATGTGGTAAACGTTGCCGAGCATGACAGGGCGCTTGATGGGCGTATGGCCGACTATGACGGCCCGGACGTCCGGCACACCGGAACGATCCTCTGACTGAATGCGATCGCGGTTCCAGAGGCAATCGTCCGTGATAGCCCGAAGTTTGTTCTTGCTTGTCACCTGGCCGAAGGCTTCGATCATGCCGCTCCACGTGCCGCCAGAAACGTCGGCGTGGACGATCCCGATGATGCCGCCATCCGTCTCTACCTCGATGGCGTAGGGCAGCATGACAAGCGCATCCGCGAACGGCATCTGTTCCTGCGGCGTCTTGCAGACAAGCCACGACCCGCCATTCATCAGGTAGTGGTCAGCGTCGCGGGTGCCATGCGCGAACCTCACGGCCATATCTTCATGATTGCCTTGCACCGGATGGAACCACGGCTTATCGAGCCATTCGAGCACGCGCTCGGACTCCGGCCCGCGGTCGACAAGATCACCCACCGAGAATAGCCGGTCGCGCGATTCGTCGAAGTCGAGTGCGGTAAGGGCGGCTTCGAGTTTGCTAAAGCACCCGTGGATGTCCCCGCAAACCCAATCCCTACCTATCTCGTTCTTTGCGTAGCGTTGTACGAATACATTTTTCAAGCTGCTACCTCCATTGCAATCCCAAGTTCCCGTTTGGTCTGTGCCAACAGTTCCGCCTCAGTCCCGTAGCGGCGCTCGAATTCCGCCGGCCCCGCATGAAACGCCACGCCCCATCCGCCGAGGCGATGATGAGCAACGCATAACGGGATCGTGTCGCGATTGCTCGACCGCTGACCAGCGCCAGCCAGGTATCGAACGTGATGCACTTCGGCCGGCGATCCATCGAAACCGAGATTGCGACAGACGATGCAGCAGAGGCCCGCGATGATGCCCATGTGCTCGCGGTCGGCCTTGCTTGTCTTCTTCACCCGCGACTTGATCGCCGCCTTGCGTGCGGTCTTGACGCCCTCGGGAAGTGGGGCGGACTTCCGCGACCAAGTACCGCGCTTGAGCGGAGTCTTGCGGGTCAGCGAAGAGCGCTTCATTCATCTCTCCATGCATAAGCCCACGAAACTAGCAATGTGATGGGGCAAATCCACTCCATTGCCTCTGGACTTACATGAGGAGCTGCCACAATCACCGCGCAAAGAGACAGAAATTGGCTTTTCTTCATTTCGCGAGATATCCCAAATAAAACGCCAGCATCGGCGCGGCCCAGATCGCGAGGAATGTCCATCCGCGCACCTTGTGTTGAAGCCAGGTTGGATAGAGCAATCCGATGCTGATGAAAGAGAGTATTGCGATGCCGTCTTTCACATTGCCTCCGCCATTTGTTGGTAGCCTTGGTCGGCTGGGTCTGACCACCTCACGTCTCGCTCCGCACCGAAGGCGTACATCAGCTCGACCAGTTCGCTCATTTCCTTGATGGTCATGTTTCGCGTGCGTGCGCCGATGACAACGAATCCTCCGTCGAGTCCCGGCACGACCTTCTGCTTCTTCAGAGCCGCCGTCAGAACATCCTTCCATTCCTCCGAAGTCAATTTCTGACCGTACCAGTCGACCTGTCTCGATATATCGGCCAGCATCGCCCACATCTTCGCGTTCTGATCTAGCGAGCGCGTGCGAGGCTTGATCTCGGCTACGTAGCCATCAGGCGCGTTGATGCAGGCCTTCGAGGCGAGCTGGCGCGCGGTTGGGTGCACGAGGCGGAATATCTGGCGTTCGCTCATATCTTGCGTCCCACACACTCAGCCAGCGCGAGTTCTTCGAGCTTCTCGACGAGCGTTGCAAGCTCGCTGACCAACGCTACGGCGCTCGGATTGTTCGCGAAACCTTTCGCACTCGATTCGTTGATCTGATGCGTGAGATTGCTGACGGCGACTACGTAGTCGGCGGTATTCATGCTTGCTCCTTGTCGACGATTGCCTTGATTGCGCGGAGCGCGTCAAGTCCTAACGAATCTGGTTTAATGCCGCCGATCCAGGCTCGCAAATTACGGAGTTCAAGACTCGCGATGATTCCATTGGTGACGGGTTGAATTTCGTACCAGCGATGCTCGACGCCTTTCTCTTTGCCCGTCTTTCTGTCAAAGCGCCGGTCATAATGCTCGTTGATGTTGCACACGATCATCGACGGCGTGATGCGCGATACTTCAAGAACGTCATACTGGCGGTCGCGACCGAAGTGATGCCTTTCAATGGCGATCTTTTGCCCTGGCCCGATAGAGCGCAGCCAGTTCAAGTAATCTGGGCTTTTTTTATCCATCATGATTTATTACGTCCTTTCAGATTGCTAAATGCGCGCCTCACGGCATAGCTCTTCGCAAACGACACCACCGTAAAAATCCCCGTTAAGCTCACGTTATCGATCAGGCTCACCCTCATGCCGTAGCGGGGCAGAACGATATAATTCGTGATCATGCTCAGAACGCAGCCAGCTATCGCGCTCGTGCCTGCTTCGATCATCGAGACTCGACGGGATTGCATTGCTATGCGGCTCCTGCGTTGCTGTCTGCAATCAGGCGTGCGTCGTCTTCGCGCCGACCATGCTCTGCGAGACCATCGGCAAGCATGTAATGGCGCGGATTTCGATCGGCGTTGCGATCTAGGATCTTCGACGCGAGCGCATTCAACTCCGGATAGAACGCAGCAGAGCAGGGCGGCCGATCATCGATCAACATCCCTTGCATCATCGCGTCGCGCCATACGACGAGTGAAGCGATGGCCTTGGTCAGATGGCAAAGGCCGGAGTCCGGATCGATATCGCTGCCTTCCCAGAAATCAAACACATGGCGGAGCGTTGCGTCGTAGTAGACCGAGCTGCGGATCTTGCTCGCTCTGAAATTGTGCCGGCCGTACTTGCTCGCACCTTCCAGCATCGCGACGCCAACTTCGGCAATGACCCCGGAAGGGACGGTGCTCATTGGGGCTTTGCGGCTGCCGATGGTGTCCTTCGGATTTTCGGCGCTCACGCTGCCACCTCCTCAACGATATCCGCCGCATGCAGCACGACAAGTCCATACTTCCGCGCCGTGATGTACTCCATCTGCGCGCCGTTTGAGAAGATCCAACCAGGCAGCAGGGCGATCGCATGGCACGACTTCACGGCCGGCAGATCGACCAGCATGCATTCCATCCAATCGGCGCCTTCCTCCGGGTTTAATTCCCATGGGTTTATAACTTCGTAACCAAGAGCACGAAGGCGTACCGTTTCCGCATCGAATAGCGGTTTGTTGCCTTTCTCGATACCAGAAATTGGACCCGACAGATATACTTTCACGCCGCCTCCCCAACCTCAAACATCAAACGAATTGCAGATTCCAGTGATGCAAATTGGTGAGCGATCTTCCTCGGACGACCGCGCGGGATAGGCCCATTCGTAAATGCTTCTTGAGTAAATGCCACGCGGCCAACTATAAAGACTGGCGCGGCACGCCCTTCTCCATACGAACGCATGTGGCCAGTACGCGAGACAAATCCTTTGATAATTAATTTTCGCATGGTTGTCACGACGGCTGTCTCATGCATTCCTAAATTATCCCGAAGTTCGGGGCGCGTTGCGCTGCCATGCTCGGCGATATAGTGATAAATTTTCTCTGCGAGACTCATTTTGTTACCTGATTTATAAGCGATGTGAATGGACCAGCAGGCCGAGTAGTGCGCCTCGCTTTAATCAATCCCTTGTTATTCTGGTAATATCTAGAACTCGTCGCCTTTCTATTAGGGATATATGGTTCCGCATCTCTCCGATTACCTACCGCATATACTCCAGCAGCAAGACCAGCAATCCCAACTTGAGGGCGCCATTCTTTAATGTAGAAGTATTTCTTCTTCCCGGTGCGCGAAGAACTAATACATGATCCGATGGTCCTCGGAAGTTTTCCGAGTTCCTCGGCCAATTCTTGCACCGTCATTGGGCCAAATTCTTGAATAGCATGCCGAATCGCTTCGCGCGTAGTCGGTATAGTTGGCATTACGCAGCCTCCCGATGCTTCCAATACTCACGCTCCACCACGGCCAGCGCAGCATTCATCTCGCCAATCGTGATGATCTTCAGTTGATCGATCCAGGTGGAAATAGCGTGTTCGACGGTGGATTGATCGACGGCCGACACGAACACGAGTTTTCCTGTCTCGTGATACGCTGGCACCATGCGACGCATCGCTTCGTGTGCGTCATCGAACAGATCACGTGCTTCTGAGCCCAGACCAGCGCGCGCCAGCAACCAGCCATGATTCAAGCAATTGGCGATCACGTCCCATTGATCCTTTGTGCCATGCCCGCGCGTGACAGCATCCAGAGCGGTGAGGGCGGCCATTTCGAACTCGTCGGAAAAGTCTTCGGTGACGGCCTGCTTCATGATGCGGTTGCGCTCAATCGTCGAGAGGCATGAATGTAGCCTGACCGGCTTTGGTCGATATGCCTTACGCTTCTTGCTTGCTGCCATCACACACCTCCGTTTCTTCGTTTGCGATTTCGCGGGCCATCACTTCATCCGATGAATAAAGCCGGTCGGCGTTTGCTGAATCGATGCCTTGTCGTTATTCAGCAGGCGATCCGGACTCGAGTTCAGCGGCGAGATGAACAACGAATCTCTGTCCGCACCCGTCGCCTTGATGTAGTCAACTTCGACCTTTGCGCTATCGACCAGAACGCCTGCGACCTGAGCAACCGCACGCGCGCGATCGACGTCCATCGGATTTTCTCGATCGCGAAGCGCCGAAAGGGTTTGCATCAGGTGCTCGCGCATATCGGTAATCGTGCTCATGACTGTTGCTCCTGCGCCTCGCGGGCGATTCGGTTGACTTGGCGCGTGATTGCGCCCTTTAGTTGAACCAGCTTCGCCAGTTCAGGATTGCGTGACCGGGGATGATTCCGCCTAGCCAATTCGCTACGATGGACAAGCTCAAGCGCATCGAGTGTGATCTTTTCGGCTTCGGCGGTGCGGCGCCCCGGTAGGAAGCAAACGACGTGATGATCGGGAACAGGGCCATTCGCCGCCTCCCACACCAGACGATGCACGCCAACCCACCGACGCGCCGGCATGATGTTCGGATCGTCCGTGACTTTGCGCTTGAGATAACCGTCTTTGCTCAGGCGCTCCGACCCAATGGGCACGTAGTTGTGTTGCGCCGCGCCGCTCATCGAGCCTTTCTTGAACTGCGTGCGCCGGCAGTTTTCGTGCGTGCCGCAAACGCCCTTAACGCCCTTGTTCCATGTCGCATGGCCTTTCTTGAATCTCGACTCGCCGCCGCGCTTGCCATCGGTGCGGCCACACAGCGGGCTGGCAAGGTATTCGGCGGACTTCTTCAGGCCAAGGGCGTCCGCCATTGCGTAGATGCTGCGGTCAGTACGGCCCATCTGCTTCGCCAGCGTCGGCGTGTGGGTGCTCGGGTACTCGCGCTCGAGCAGGGCGATTTCTTCGGGAGACCAGGGTTGTCTCATCTCAGAAGTCCTCCGTCGCCCAGCCGCCGCCGGACCTCTTGGATTGCCTAACGATCTGCTGCACTCGCGTGATCGTGATTCTGTAATTGGTCGCCAAAGCACGATTGCACTCTCCCGTCATAGCTCGAGCTATGAGCTCGGCGCGCTGGCTGCTTGTCAGTTTTGCCTTTGGGTTTTTCTCCCCGCCCCAGTCTTGCGAGTTGACGGTACGACCCTTGCTGGCTGCGTCGCGCATGTTTTCCGTCTGCGTCCCGACGCTCAGATGGTCCGGATTGACGCAACTCGGGTTGTCGCAGGAATGCATAACCAAGGCGTCGTCAGCTACCGCGCCGCCGTGCAGGACGACCGAAACACGATGGGCGTATCGCGGCTTGCCGTCGAAATAAAATCGCCCGTAGCCTCGTGGAAGCTTCGCGCCCGTCCATAGCCAGCACGTCTCGCCGATTTCGACGTATTTCATAAATCGGGCTAGATCTCTTTGATGTCCCATGTGCCACCCTTGGCTTTTCTGACCAACACAAATTTGAACGGGTAAGACTCCGCCGCGACTTTCAACTTCACGTTGGCGTCGTCTTGCATGAACCCCTTCACCTCATGCATCTCAAGCGAACCATCGGCCAGCATTACGGCAAAGTCGACAGTGAAAAACGTGTTGTCGGCCAAGCGCAGTTTGATTCCCTCGAAGCGATACCAAGCGATCTCACCGGCGCGTTTTCGGTCGGCAAGCGCCTTGTCGTATGCGGCCTCTGTCTTGTTCATCGCGCCCACCTTGAGGCGCCCAAGGGCCTGCATACGCTTAGTACTGCTACCTGACTTCATCGCTATAGACTCCATCAATTCATCTCCCTACTTCGCCGCCCACTTATCGCACGTCTGACCGCCCACAACGAATACCCAAACGGGGCGATGGCGGCAATTCCTCAAGCCAACGCGATAGTGCGATTCGTTGCCGGGGTCTTTGGTCGCGTGGCGGCAGGTTCTGCAAATTCGCACGTCACTCATCAGCCCAATCCGTTCCGGTTTGTTGCGGTATGAAAACCTCCGCGATCAACCCACTCATCGCCAAGCGGTGGCCCAAGGCAAACGCTGCACTCTGGCCGGTGAAGTTCGCATCGTTATCGCCGAACACGATTACGTGCTTCACGCCCTCGGGTGCTTCCCAATCTCGCAACCCTCCCGCAGAAATGGCCGCCCATGTCGGCACGCCGAATCGCATAGAGGCCCGCAGCGCCGTTTCAATCCCTTCGGCGATGCCAAGACATTCGCATGTGTCCGTCAGGCGAATGGCACCTGTTTTGATCGTGCCGGCCATCACTTTCTTCGGCTCGTCGACGGGGGCTTTGCCGCCTTCGCCATCCAGCCAGGTACGATGCATCGTCGACGCTTTGCCGTCGGGCATCGTCACCGTCGCCAGCATCGCCGGAAAGGATCGCGTTGCGTCATAACGCAGATTCGGGTGAAAGCGGATTGCACTCGAGACCTCTTCGACGCCAGTCCGGCGATTCAGGTATGTCCAAACCGGATCACCCTTCGTCACCGGGCGGGATTCTTTCCACGCCTTGCGCAATGCTTGCCGTTTCTGCTCATCCGTGAATTCATGACGCGGCGTGGACTTCGGAACAACACCAATAATTGCCTCGATTTGACGCGCGGTCTCCTTAAAGTCCCATCCCTTAAGTTTTTGTAGCAACGAAATTCCGTCGCCTGCACCATCGTGTGTGCAGTACCAAGTTCCGCGACCCTTGTCATCAAATCGCCAACGATCACGCCCCCCGCAGAGCGGGCAAGGGCCATGCCTATTCGAAAGAAATTTCGGATCTATGCCGAGCGTGGCGAGGATTCCGGGCCAGCGCCCATAGGCGAGTTCTGCGACATTGCTATTGGCCATTGCGCAACTCCGAGCGACAGTTGGCTTTAGGCGGATAGAATCGGTCGCCCACTTGCAATCCATCGCACCATTTTTGAATGGTCGACGGATGAACGCCAAATTCGGTTGCAGCGTCGCGCATCGTTTCAAACAATCGTCCTTCTATAATCCAATTCTTGCTGCATCGGCGGTTCTTCTGGTTTTCGGACCTAACAACCCAGCGGACATTGCCCGGCATGTAGTCCTTGTCGTTTTCCTCGCGATCTAACTCATGATCGTCGCTTGGCCGCAAACCGACCTCCGCAAAAAATGCATCGAATGACTCGCGCCATTCAGCGCATACTCCTATCCCCCGGCCTCCGTAATTCTTGTAATGTCGGCTTTTGCTGTCGTAACACCGTGCGCGCATGTTCACCCACGCCTGATACTCGGGGGATTTGTACATGCCGTGCTTCGTATGAACGCACTTTGCGTTTTCGGCGCTGAAACAACCGCATGAAACAGTAGTCCCGCGCTTGAGAATGTCGGAGCGAACTGATTTGACCGTGCCGCAATCGCACTTGCAGACCCAGTAAGCTTTACGGGTCGTCTTTTCGCTATCGAACGCGATGGCGGTCAATCGGCCGAATTTTTGGCCGGTGAGATCAAGATGTTTAGGCTGCCCCATTCTTCTTCCCCTTAGCGTAAGCAATGTTGCGCGATTGGATGTATCGCTTCGTCTCTTGCGACGGCTCACACGCAAGATGCAGCAGCTCTCGCGGCCAGACGCCCGTCTTGGCCTTGTACAAATGCGCGATCCTCCCATCCGAGTACCCCTTGATTGCTTGGAAACCAAGAAGCTCGGAATAAAACTGCTGCTTTTGCTCTTTGGTGAATTTCTCTTTCGCGCCGCGCTCCTGCTTGACGAGTTCGCCGTCAGTCGTGTGCACGCTGTTCTGCTTCTCCGGCGCAAATCCGCAGGCGGGGCACTTGTGCGACATCTTCATGAACGAGCACTTGGCGCAGGCAGTCGGAAGTTTTTCCTTCGACTTCGATTGGCCCGACTTTTTCGGCTTGCCGTCGTCAAGCTCAAGCGGCAGATCGTCGGTCGGGAAACCAAGGCTCTTGACCGTGCCGGAATGGTCGAGAATCAGCGCGCGCGTCTTGCCGTCGGCGGGGCGCAGCACGCGGCCCGCCATTTGGATGTAGCGGATCAAGCTTTTCGTCGGACGGGCGAGGATCAGCGTCTGACAGAAGGGCGCATCCCAGCCTTCGGCCAGAAGTGCCGAGTTGCTGATGATCGTCGTCTGACCCGACTCGAAGCGCTTCAGGGCGTCCCGGCGTGCGTCCGTGTCGTCGTAGCAGTCGATGTGCTCGGCAGTCACGCCGACGGCCAGAAACTGTTCGACGATGTGCTTGCTATGGGCGATGTTCGATGCGAACACGACCGTCGGTGTACCCTTCGCCAGCTTGAGCCAGTGCGAAACGATGTCGCCGATCAGTTCCGGCTTGTCGGTTGCTTGACCTACATCCATGTCCGAAAAGTCGAGTTCGCCGAACTTGTTCCGGACTTGCTTGAACCCGGTCATATCCGGCTCGGACGGGGCATAGACGTCGCAGTCGACCAGATAGCCATCGTCGATCAATTCGCCGATGGTCGACGCGATCACCATGCGCTCGAACAGCGGCCCGTTGAGCTTGTCGTAGTGTTTGCCAAGCCCCTTCGCGAATGGCGTTGCAGACAGGCCGATGACGGGTTTGCCGGCGAACGTTTCGATGATACCGCGGTAATCCTTCGATCCCGCGACGCCGTGCGCCTCGTCGATGATGATTAAATCGACGTCCGGCAGCCCGCGCTTGGCGACGGTCTGGATCGAGCAAACGAGAACGTGCTCGTACTCGCGGCGGCTGTTCTGGCCTTGGATCACGCCGTGATCGATGCCGTACTTGCGGAACGCTGCCGATGCCTGCTCGACGAGCTGGATCCGGTTGCAAAGGAACGCGACGCGCTTGCCCTTCGCTCGAGCGCCCTTGACCAAGCCAACGGACAGGGCGGTCTTGCCCATGCCGGTCGGGCCGTAGAGCATCTGGCGCATAAAGTTTGACGAAAGCCCTTGCCGCAGCCCCTGGATTGCCGCCGCCTGATACGGCCTCAGTTCAAGTTCGGCGGCCATCATGCGACCTCCGACCAATTGCGGCCGCTAGCAATCGCCTTCACTGCGGCAAGGCTTACGCCGAGTTCTTTCGCGATCTCCTTCGCGCCCCAGAAGCGGCCGCCGCTTTGCTTGGCCTCGCGAATACGCGAAACGTCTGCGGCAGTCAGCTTTGCTGCGGGATGCGATTCGCCAATCAATTTCGTCCCGTGAATCGCCTTATCGGCCTCGTTGCCAACAAGCGAATCCCATCGGAGATTTTCGAAATAGTTGTCGCTTCGAATGCCGTTGCGATGGCAGCAGAGCGCGCCTTCGGGAGCGGGGCCGATCCACGCGAGTGCCACTGCCCGATTGACGCGAACGATTTTCGATTTGCCGTCGTGGCGGGCGCAAAACTGCAGGTAGCCATCATCGTTGTCGTGCGTCTTGAGCGGCTTCATGCGTCCCGCAGTAGCGTTGCCGCGCGGTCGATTCGAGAACACGGCACCACGAGCCGAGACGAAATAGCCGTCCGCGCTCGGAATCGGTCGAATCTCGACGCCCTCGAAAGTCAGGGCATTTTTGTCCGAGCCAAGGGAGGGGGTATGTTCAACCGCAGCGACAAATCCGGTTTCGGAAAAATTCACGGCCGCTCCTAGGTTCTCTCAAAGGGGTTAGGTAAGTCTTCGTCTGGCTGGGTGGTTCTAATACCCGAAGGTGAAGAAGAAGACGAAGAAGAAGAGCCGTCACCAAAGGGGTGCTTAGGTGAAGCCTTTGGTTTGCCCTTAGGTGTCTTCTTTGGTGCTTCACCATCGTCTGCACCAAAGCGCGAAGATTCTCCGCGAATGGTGCGGACATACTCATCCTTCACCATCCGTGAGGAGTACCAAACTGGACCGAGTTGCGCACACACCAAAGTTACGGGTTCGCCGTCCTTACGGCCCGACCGCGGCACATATACAAAAGGCTCTACCTGCTGGCCCGCATCAGCGCCCTTCAGAATTCCCTTCGTCACCAAGCCACGCAATGCGACGATGGTGCAGTTCACTGCCTGCGCGATTTCCTTCAGGGGCCACCGGACGACCCCGTACTCCTCCTGATCGTGCATCAGGCACATCACGTCGATCCACAGGCCCTTTTCGGCATGCGTGCAGCGGCGCAAGTTGCTGTTAGATGTCCAATCACCCGGATAAAACTGAAACGAAGGACGTCTCACACTTATTTCCCGTTTTTCTTACCGACACAGTCCGCCGCCATCGCGACACGATGCTGTTCCTCGTACTGCTGCAGCTTCTTGATCGCATCCCACGCATACCAGCCGAGCGCCTGATCTTGCGATCGCGTCATCCGGTGCAGCAGCTCGTACACGTCGGCAAGCAGCGGGTCGATGTGGATAGGGGGATGGGACGCGTTCATGCTGCTCGTGCCTCCAGTTGCGCGATCTGAGCCTTCAACCGTGCAATCTCGGCCGAAGGGGAATCGATCATCTGAGCGAGTTCGCTCTTTCGCATGTCCGCATATTGGCTGATCGACCAATTCGAGCAGAGATGCTGAAGAACCAACTCTTGATCTGTCGTGAGATAGCCTTGGCCGTTCTTCACCTTCGTGAGATGGGGCGCGCTGAAACCAAGGTACTCAGCAATCTCGCCTTCTCGGATGCGGCGAATGCGCTTATCCAGACAAAGGCGAATTGCATCGCCGTAGTCGCCGCATGAGCGAATCAAGTCATCGTCCAACTTTCGCGGCTTGGGCACTTCCATCAGCACGGGAAGCGCTAGCTGTATGAGTTCATTGAAATTTTTCATTGTGATTAACTGTTGTTGGCTATTGCATTCACCATTGCTGCACTGCGAAATTAAAAGCGCCACATAGGACGCCTAATTTCATGAACTACCTAACCGACCCGCGAAACGCCAGCCGGCATGCTGTAAAAAAGAGCGATGCGAACATCGCCCAAACCATCACACTTCGGGGTGGAGTGTGTGGAGACCACCAGTGCCAAGACGGTTACTTGCCTGCCGTCTCAGAAATTTCATTGATGCTCGCCTCGACCGGGCGGAATGCCTCGGGGAAGGCGACCTTCAGGAATCGCAGCCAAGGCTTTGGAATGCCGTTCTTGCGCCAGCCTGAGACAGACGGATCCCTGATGTCGCAGATCTCAGCGACAGCTCCAGTTCCGCCCAGGCGGTCAATGACAATATTCGGATCAAGTTCCATAAGCTGTTTCATCAAGGTACGGCTTCATTTTAGGGCGGCCTAATGAAAAGTGCAAGGGGCACCTAAAACTTTTTCGTTTAGCCTAGCCTAATGAACACATGGAACTCACGCCTGGCTTTCGCCATATCGGAAAGCGAATACACACCGAACTCATTCGCAACTGCGGTTGGGGTCGCGGCACCTACTGTCGCTGCCTGGATAGGGGCTGGCAACATCAAGCCGGCGGAGCACATAAAGTCAGAACACATGCTCAGAGCTTGTGATTTGCTGCGAATCAACCCGTATTGGCTAATTTTCAACCAAGGAGCGATGCGGGCCGGCCGAGCGGCAAACGTTACCGATGAAATGGCGACGATCATTGGTGCTCTGATCGAAATTGACCATGAGGGGACAGACGAAAGGGAGGATGTGCTCGAAATCGTCGGACGATTGCTACGGAAGCGCCTTGCCGCCCATGGTTTAACGCATAAAATCAAGCGTTTACCCTAATTAATTAGTAGCGTTCTCGCGGCCAATATTTACGTGCGGGTATCAGTATGATTCATACCAATGGTAATGAGCGAGCGAGGCGCACCGTGGAACGAACAAATAGTGGGAAATCAGGGGTTATCCCAATAGAACGGGGAAGAAAGATAAAGAGTATGAAGGGCGCATCAAAGAGTTCCGGCGACGCCCCGCAAGACGCAACACTGCGACGCCTGCTGAGATCTCTCGAGATGCTGGCGGACATGGTTCGGGATGCTACCGTCAAGTAACTAGGCCCAGAGGCCGCGAAGCCGCGAAAGCGGCTTTATTTTCGTCTATGGCATTAGGGCGACCTAAAAAGTTCTTGACGTGACGTTTAGGGCGGCCTAAGATTCATTCCAAGGACGGCACACAACGAGCTGACCAACGCAACCAACCGGAGAGCGAGATGAAGTTGGATCACATTACCGAAGATTTTGCGCTGACTGTGCTGCACACCGTCATCGACAACGCTAAGGCGGGCTCTCTCATCGAGAGCGCCGTTGACGACGCGGTCACGATTTGCATCAAAGCTGACCGCGCCGTCCGGGACTACATCAAGGAACTGAACGATAAATCTCGATCAACCCCTTGAGCAATGCATCGAGATAGGCGGTGTCAATTTTTCCGCGCTGCGCGTGAGTGTCGATAAGGCTGGATGAACCGGATCCGGAAAGATGGACAGACTGGGATTCGATGAGTTTGTGAAGAGTTTCGATGGCCTTGTCTCTGGCCTGCTGTTCGTTGAGAGGCATAGCGTATCCGTTTCGTGTGGTTGAGGAACCAAGAAGTTATCACGAGACGGCTTTCGGAACGCCACGGGTATCAGGCGTGACTTTGCGGGGCGGAGAGAATCCCGCGCCCGAATTTTAGGAGCCCGCCATGCTCACCCTCTGGATCCGCACCATCCGAGACATGCAACACGAAGCACTCGTTGCGATGTGGATGCCGATGGTGGACTCGGCGAGTTTTATGGGGTGGGTTCAGGTTGAGGGATTTCCGGCGATTGCCGGCTGCCGAGCAACACAAGATCGAAACGCCTAGAGGAAGCGGCAACACACGGCTAGGTGTCTGCGGATTAGGTCCGCACTGACGAGATCGTAATAGCGCCAACGGGCGCGCTGTTCCGGTGACAGCGGACGGGCTCTTTAACAACGTGGAATCGAGTGTTAGTCAGTGCTGGTGGTTGAGCGCCGATTAAGCAAGCCAAGCCTGTTGCGACACGCGATGGGGAAGTTGGCCGACCTTGGGACTGCTCGGGCAGCCGCCAGCCCTGACGACATTCGATCCACAATGCAAGAGATAGAACATGCTCATGGCCCGAAAGGGCGGATAGGCACAGGGCTCAACCCGTTACCCCTGAGAAGAACCAAAGATCGACGGCTACTACTGGCATCGCCTGGCGTCCAGAGGCGCTATAGAACGATGACGGTAGTTGAAGACTTGCATCGGTAGCCGGAGCCTGCATAGCAGGGTGTAGTCGGCGCCGATGCGGGCAAGATTCCAGAGAGCGCATCGGACTCCCGTCATAGTGTTGCGGCAACCGCTGGGCTCGGATCGACGCAGGCTGATTCCTGATAGTTCGCATCCGGGCCGGTGCTAAATCCACCGAAACGGCGACCCTTCATCACACTCCCTGATAGTGCGGTGCGCTCTCTGAAGTCTTGGATTGTCCTCCCCGAACGCGAAAGCGTGTGGATGTCCTGCCAATCGGGTAAGGCAGGAACCGAAGGTGGCACCGGTAATAGAGGTGAACGACGTACATCTAGCAGCCACTTAGCTCCGTCCGACTGACCGCCGTAAGCGGTCGCCCGGCAAGCGCATTCAGTGAGTGCACTTGCCGGGATTGGATGACCTCTTCGTCCAAGACGGACCCGATAAATGTCCATAGACGGACGCTGCGCCGACTTTGAGATAGCTCGGCGTTTCTCTCTGAAATAGTTCGCAGTCCAAATCAGGGGAGAGCCATGAACGCCCTGCTTGACCCGACCGAATCGTTCGAGCTGTCGATTCTGCGCGGCCTTCTTCCCCATCAGCTCGCGGATGAGATCGATGAACTGTCTCCTGGCCAATGGCGTGAGCTCAAGGAACTGTTCGCGCACCCTGAGTCGCCCGAACAAGCGCGCGCGGTCGAGAGGATTGTGCGTCGCCTCTTCGAGTCCGCGGTTGCAAAGGAGCGTGACACGTTTTTCGCCACACATGCGGATCACGAAGATCGGCAAGTGCGTCTCTTTGACGAGGTGTGAGATGGACATGACCGATTTCCTGTTGGGATTCGTGGCTGGCGGGGTGGCCGTGATGGGCTTCATGTGCGCCATCGCGATCCATGTCATCGGAAAGAGCGAAGAGGAATCCTTCGCTGACCAGGATAGGAGCGAATCATGAGCCTCGCTGCACAAGACCTGCTCGAGCTGATGCGTCTCGCCAAGGGTGGCGCTGGCGCGCTTACCGAACATCTGCTTCGGGAAATCGCGCTGAACCTCATCGCCCCTGGCGTCGCCGACGCGCGGCTGCTGACCAACCCCGCCCGCTCAGCGGGCAATCACGCCCCCTCCCGGAGACCCACATGAAGATCACGACCGACCTACTGCGTAAATGGGAAGCCTGCACCGATGGCTATGGCTGGTTCATCCACAAGTTCCCGCAGGGCGCCGAGTACACCGACGTCCAACAGGCACTGCGCGACGACAACCGCTTCGACGATTCTGGCTGGCTGACTGAGCGCGCATTTTCCGAATTGCTCGATGACACGTCGGTGGCGAAGGACATCGCGGCTGATGCGAAGAACGCGTCCGACAAGCTGATCGAAGCGACGACGGCGATCTCGGTCGAGGTCGCGACTGTCGATGTCATCACCGAGAACGACAACGGCACGGACTACGCACGGATCGGCAGCTCGGGCGACGACGCACGGATCGGCAGCTCGGGCGACGACGCGCAGATCGGCAGCTCGGGCGACGACGCACGGATCGGCAGCTCGGGCGACGACGCGCAGATCGGCAGCTCGGGCGACGACGCACGGATCGGCAGCTCGGGCGACGACGCGCAGATCGGCAGCTCGGGCGACGACGCACGGATCGGCAGCTCGGGCTATGGCGCACGGATCGGCAGCTCGGGCGACGACGCACGGATCGGCAGCTCGGGCTATGGCGCACGGATCGGCAGCTCGGGCAACTGCGCACGGATCGGCAGCTCGGGCAACTGCGCACGGATCGGCAGCTCGGGCGACGACGCACGGATCGGCAGCTCGGGCTATGGCGCACGGATCGGCAGCTCGGGCTATGGCGCACGGATCGGCAGCTCGGGCGACGACGCGCAGATCGGCAGCTCGGGCGACGACGCACGGATCGGCAGCTCGGGCTATGGCGCACGGATCGGCAGCTCGGGCGACGACGCACGGATCGGCAGCTCGGGCAACTGCGCACGGATCGGCAGCTCGGGCGACGACGCACGGATCGGCAGCTCGGGCTATGGCGCACGGATCGGCAGCTCGGGCAACTGCGCACGGATCGGCAGCTCGGGCGACGACGCGCAGATCGTTGCAGACGGTGAAAACGCCGTGATCGCTGTCGCCGGATTCAACACGCAATTCAGGATCGGCAAAGGTGCATCGATCTCGATTGCGTATCGCGATGCCAACGAACGAGCCCGTTTCGCTGTCGGCTACGAGGGCGAGAACCTGAAGGCTGGCATCTGGTATCGCGTCACCAAAGCGGGCCAGTTCGAGGAAGTCGAGACTGGCGAACTTGCTGACGCAGCGTAATGCGCACCACAACGAGAGACCACATGGACAAGACCGAAAACCGCTTCTACCGAGAAGCGAAGGAAACCAACAGCGGGCCGGCGTTTCCCGTCCCCGCTGAAAACTGGTCGTGCGGTATGACGCTTCGCGACTACTTCGCGGCGAGGGCGCTCGTCGGCTACCTCGCCAGTCTCGCCCCGACGACGGAGCCGGCCGAGTACGCATCCTCGATCGCGGAAGATTGCTACGCGCTCGCCGACGCCATGCTGAAGGCTAGGGGTTAATGATGCCACTCGGATATAGCGCAAAAACTGGAAAGCCTTCGGGTAACGCTATCCGGAGGTTCTTTGCTGGCGACAAACGCATATGCGCGAAGTGTGCTTATGCGTACACCGTGACTGAATCGATGGTTGCGCGGCGGTCATATCCGTGCCCTGTTTGTGATAGCAAGCGGGCAGTCGAATATGCACGCAAAAACCGCAATAAGAAGCGTGCATGGAACAACGCATACAGCGAACGTAACTCCGCGAACAGGTCCGAGGCGACTGCAACGTGGCGAGCCAATCATCCAGAGAAAAGAACTGCACATCAGGCTATCCGTAAGCGTGGAGCCGATACCGTGTTGACGGCGTGAGTTACCGGCTTCCCCAACGATTGGAAGCCATGCGTAGCAGCGTGGCATTGGCAGCACGCAGATCGAACAGTTCGGAGTCGAAGCCGGGGCCGACCCAGTTTCGGTAATGGTCAGCCTCTTCGCTATTCGGATCGTTGGATAGCGTGCTCAGGAACGCGTCGTAGCCAGGCGGGCCGCCCACATCTTCTGGCGGACACGCGCGAGCACCATCGATGACCTGGGCCGCGCCCCACGGTTCGCTCTCAACGGTTTCCACTCTCTCAACGACGATGGCGTGATCCCACCCGTCCCCGAAGTCATACCGATAGAGGAAGCGCGAGCCAGGTTGCAGGACCTTCTGTAGTCGAACCTTGCGGTCATCGGCGGTCGTGCCCGGATCAGCGAAGTCCAGCACGTCATCGACCTCGAACATGGCATAGGTCATACCATCGATCAGGAAGTCGTGCAGGTGGGTGTCCTCCCAACCGAAGGCCGCTTGCAGGATATGGTGCAGTTTGCGCAGCGACTCGGTTCCTTCAACCTCGATCCTGCGCCAGATGGGCGGCTCGATGTGTTGAAGCTGCACGTGCAGGGTAAAGCGCTGGAACGATTTCGCCATCTGATCTCCGGGTGAACGGGAAGCCAGCGGCATTATCGCCTTACGATGCCAGGGTGGTCATGTTCCATGGCAGCAGGTCTTCGACCCGGTTGCTCGGATGGTCCGCGATGCGCGTGAGTACGGCGCGCAGATACGCCTCGGGATCGAGGCCGTTGAGCTTGGCCGTACCGATCAGACTGTAGATTGCCGCCGCACGCTCGCCACCTGAGTCCGCACCGGCGAACAGGTAGTTCCGGCGCCCGATCGCCACCCCGCGCAACGCGCGCTCAACTGGCAGGTTATCGATTTCCAGACGCCCGTCGTCACAGTAGCGCGTGAGCGCTTCCCACCGGTTCAGCGCATAGAGAATCGCCCGACTCGTGTCGGATTTGCGCGAGAGCGTTTCCAGCGTGGCACTCAGCCACGCATGGAGCTGATCGAGCAAGGGCCTGCTATGTGTTTGCCGGTACGCCTGTCGCTCATCGGGCGGCTTGCCTCGGATCGCTTCCTCGATCTTGTACAACGCGCCGATACGCTCCAGCGCCTCGGTGTTCAAGGCATTCGGCCGCGCGGCATGCAGTTCATAGAACTGTCGCCGAGCATGTGCCCAGCAAGCTGCTTCGGCTACCCGCCCGGTTTCGTAAATCGCCTGGTATCCGCCATAGGCATCGGCCTGCAGCGTGCCGCTGAACGATTCGAGATGCTGCTGCGGATGGATGCCCTTGCGGTCGGCCGTATAGGCGAACCAGACGGCCGGCGGCGTCATGTCGGCTGAGTACCGGTCGTCGCGCACGTAGACCCACAGCCGTCCGGTTTTCGTCCTGCCATTGCCCGGCGCGAGCACTGGCACAGGCGTATCGTCGGCATGCAGCTTGGTGGCTGCCATGACGTGCCGGCGTAAGGCGTCGACCAGCGGTTGCATCAGGCTCGCACCATGACCCACCCATTTCGCCAGCAGCGAGCGATCCAGATCGACACCCTCACGCGCATAGATCGCCGACTGGCGGTACAGCGGCAGATGGTCCGCGAACTTCGAGACCAACACATGAGCCAGCAAGCCCGGACCAGCCAGGCCGCGCTCGATGGGGCGGCTCGGCGCTGCAGCTTGTGCGATCTGATCGCAGCACGTGCATGCCAGTTTCGGGCGCACGTGGCGGATCACGCGGAAGCTGGCCGGTACATATTCCAGCTGCTCGCAGACGTCCTCGCCGAGTTGCTTCATGGGGCCGCCGCACGCCGCGCAGGTTTCGCCCGATTCCGGCCAGTACGTCAGGATCTCGCGTGGCAGATGCTCGGGGAGCGGTTTGCGGGGCGCTTGTTCCGGTGCGGTACGCGGCGTCTTCGGAATCTCGATGGGGGCGGCGCCTTCGTCGGCCTCGAGCTCTTCCAGTCGCAACTCGAGCTGCTCGATCTGACGGTCGAGCTTCTCGGAGCTCCGGCCGAACTGCATGCGGCGCAGTTTCGCGATCAGCAGCTTCAGATGCTCGATCTCGGCCTTGGCGGTGGCGTTCGCCGCCTTGTGCGATTCGACCACGTCTTCCAGATGCCCAATGCGTGCATCGCGCTCAAGCAGCATGGCCTTGAGCGCCTCGACGTCGTCCGGATAGGCGTTTGCCGTGGTCATGCCGGCAGTCTACGCGGCGGCCGACAGGTTTACAACGCCGATGTCGGCTCCGTCGTGCGGACTGGTTGCCGCCAGTCGATACCTTCGAGCAGCATCGACAGTTGCGCCTGGCTCAGGCACACCACGCCACCATCGGCACGTGGCCACACGAACCGACCGCGCTCCAGGCGTTTCATCAGCAGACACATGCCGTCACCGCTCCACCACAACACTTTGACCAGATCGCCACGCTTGCCGCGGAACACGAACACGTGGCCGCTGAACGGGTCTCGCTCCAGCACGGTCTGGACCTTCGCAGCCAAGCTATTGAAGCCCGAGCGCATGTCGGTCACGCCGGCGGCCAGCCAGATCTTCGTGTGGCTGGGTAGTCCGATCATGCTGTCGGTCCCGACGTGCCGCGCAACATACGGAGCACCAGCAACAGCGTGGCTTCATGCGGCGAGCCTTCGATGCGCACTCGGGTGTTGCCTACGCTGATCTCGATGGCGCTCGCCGGAGCGGCACGGGCGACCGGCGCCGGGGCCGGTTGCTCGATCTCTTGCGCCGGTGCCTCCACGGTCACGGGCAGCAAATCCACCGGATCGTATTCGCCAGCACGCAATGCTCGACGCCATTTGAACACCAGGTTCGGATTCACCCCATGCTCCATCGCCAGACGCGCCACCGATACGTCCGGCTCGCAGGCCAGCTTGGCCAGATGCCGTCGAAATTCGATCGGGTGATTCGGGATGCCTTTGCGTGAAGTTCTCTTCGGCGTATCTGTTGCCACTTTGGTCCCCACTACTTTGGTGGGGTCTACTCTGGCAACTTCCTTTCACATCGTCGAGACGGTGCTGGGGACACGCTTACGGCTATCCAAACCGCCATCCGTAATGGATCGCTGGTTAGGAGGCCATGTGAAATATGCGGAGCGGTGGAACGGGTGCATGCCCATCACGACGACTATTCAAAGCCTCTTGATGTGAAGTGGCTTTGCCATACACACCATATGGAGCATCACGCCATGCTCCGCGCGCGAGGTGAAGCATGAACGAGATCAAGGATCCGATCGGACAGTGGGAGAACATAAAAACCTCCTCCGGCCATGGCGTCTACGAAAAAGGATGGGGCTTCGTGGCGATCCACAACAAGAGTGGGTTCGAACACTGGGAAGAAGGACAGGCTCGTCGCCGCATGCTGATGTGCGCCGCTCCAGACATGGCCGAGATCCTCGAATTCATCGCCGCCGACGCTGACGCGGGGAAGGTCATGATCCCGTCCGGCCTGCGTCTGTCCATCGACGCCGCGCTGATCAAGGCCGGCCGCAAGGAAGCGCCGGAGCCGGTGCGGCACATCACGATCAACGGAGGCGTGTGATGGCACTCACCCCCGAGAAGCGCGAAGCCCTGAAGCTCGCGCGCGAGCGCATCGCCGAGCACAGGGACTGCTTCATCTGTCGCGCATTGGATTGGGTCGAAGAATCCCGGCCCGAGCTCGGAGCGGCGTGCACTTCGCTGAAGTGCTACATCGGGCGATGCTTGCGGCCTTGGAACTCGCTCGGCGGCTGGCAGGAGAAGAACGGCCTCGGTTTTCGCGCCGGCGACCAGCGCCGCGCCGACCGCCTCGCATGGATCGACTGGATGCTCGACGAGCAGAAGGAGGCATGATGCGCACCCCTCTCAACAGCCTTAACCGTACTTCTGACGACAACCAGCTTTTAAAGGACCGCCGTCGAGTGCACCAAGGGTTAGCCGCGATCTGCTGCGTGTTGATCGTGGCTTGTGTGACGGTTCAGTTCACTGACGTTTTGGCGAGGGCGGTATGAGCGATATAAAGCATTCGCGTGGACCGTGGAATTGGGACGACACGGTATGGAACTATGACCCGGAACAACAAGCGCCGTGGCTATTAGATGGGGATGGCAATCGGGTTCTGTCCGGAGAAATACAGTGCAACGAGGCTAACGCGCGTCTGATCGCTGCTGCACCGGAACTGCTCGAAGCGTTGCTCGACGCGAAAGACTGGCTCACGCCGTCAAACAGCCCGCATGGGTTGCGCGAACGCATCAATATCGCGCTCGCCAAAGCCCGAGGCGAAGCATGAACCCCATCACCTACTTCTGCGGCGCGCTCGACCGCCTGTTCGAACGTCATCCGGTCGCCGCGTTCGCTCTCATGATCGCGATCGCCTTCGTTTGCGTGATCGTGAGTGATATTGCATTAGGAGATTGACGATGGACATTTCGATATTGAAGGCCGCACACGCCAACGCATATGTGCGTGGCGATAAGGCGGCGCAAGAGCGTCTTGCGTGGGCGATTAGCTACGCAATTGCTGGCGAAAAAGAGGCCGCCAAGGCGATTTATGACGAAGTGATGGGAGTGGGAGCGTGATGCAGACAAACATCGAAGAACGCGTGAAGCAATGTGTCGCCATTCAGCTTTCGACCCACCCCGAACAATTGCATATCGATGTCTCGCTTGCTGGCGAATACGACATGGACGATCTGGACCTGGTCGAAATCACGATGGCTATCGAAGATGAATTCGGCATGGATATCGACGATAACGCGATGAACCGTTTCGAGACGACGCGCCAGATCATCGACTACGTGACGGCGAATGTCTGAACGCCCGTCCCGCAGCGATCTGCGGGGCCTTTATGGAACGGGAATGCGCAGGCTGATGCGCGGCGAATGGAAGCAACCGAGCGGACAGACATCCTAGGCCGGATCGCCGGCTGCCATGAAAACATGCGCGCCGCTCTGTGTCGGAGATCAGCACCGACCCCATCCCCACAAAGCCATGAGGACTACCACAGGAGAACGCCATGAACGGATTCTGGCTTCGCTTCTATGCCGCGCTTGTGGCAAATCTTATCGTCGGGTCGTTCTGCGCGTACCAGGCGATTCGATATGTCGAACTTGTCGTGATGAGGCAGTGATGGACAGAGAAGCGTGGAACAGTCGCCAGATGACGACGCGCGTGCTGGATCGGTGTGACGACTGCGGGAAGCTGAAGGACGATGTGAAGCCGCGCGAGCACTTCACCGGCTACTTTTTCAGCAAACGCTGGGAGTTGAAGAAAACGTGCTGCGCTGCGTGTTTCGAGATCGCTAAGCAACAGCAGGCGGCTGAATATGCAGGACTTGGATGCTAGGAGAGCGAGATGAGCACATTGAAAGTGTGGTGGATTCCGCAGTTACCGATGAAGGCGTTTGAGGTGTCGGTTGCGAGTGTTGACGAGGCAAAGAAGATTCTCACCGTGCTGGCCAACTATGACCTGTTCCAGTATGAGAACAACATCAAGCCGGATTACTGCAATGCTGGCGGTCTTTCTGAGTACGTCGATGATGCCGGGGAAGACGAACCCGGCTGGGTAGATTGGTACGACGAGGAAGGCCGAGATATCGACGAATTGATGCGTGAGGTGGTGTGATGCAAATGACAGACCTGCGCCACGTGCGCACAAACGTATGCCTCACCCAGTCCGAGCGACTGGAAGCCGAACTGCGCCATACGGGCAACGCCAACAAGGCACAGGCGCGGCGGAAGATCTCGTTCCTCGGCAATCACTGGTTGCTAGCGAAGAACTATGACGGACGGTATGTGCCGGAGCTGACGAAGAAAGGTGCCGCATGAAGAAGGCCTATCAACTCGAATATTCCGGCGCCTCGCGGATGACCATTGAGATTGACCATTCTATATTCACACAGGACAAGTTCAAGGAATGTAGTGATTTTTGGTCGAGCAAACCCACGTTTGAAGAATGGCTGAAGTTGGTCTATCTGGTAGCGCTACGCGACAGCGTTGCCTCATGGAGTCCATTGAAGGGACTGCGCGAAGGAACTGAAGAAGGATTCCCAAAGATGGATGGAAGCACCGGAATCAGGATCATTGATTTTGATGATTTCGAATTCGACGACTTTGAAATCGACCTTACGGAGTTGGCATGAACAAGCTAGATCGCTGGGCGGCTCGCCATCGGATTTTGGCCGTCGCCATCACGACTGGAATCGTGTTCGGCTGCTTGTATGCCGCCAACCAGATCGACCGCGCCAACACGACGAAGTTGCGCATGCAGATGATGACGTCGAGGAATTGGACATGAAATACCGCGATAACGCACCGGTCGGCTATACCTGCCCGATATCGACGCAATCATTTCTACCCTCGAAGGGGTGGCGGATCGCTTGGATGAGGTGGCCGACCAAATCGATTCGACCGCACTTTCATCGCAAACGGAAGATCTCGGGGCTCAGGCCGCCAATCTTCGCCAAGTTTTCGAAGGAAGGTCATCACCGCTCGAGAAATTGCGGGCGGCAAATGATGCGCTGCGCGATTGGGGCAACAAGGAATGCGAGCGCGCAGACGACGCAGAGAAAGAGATGAATCGTCTGCGCGACGAGATTCGCGATCTGGAGTCGACATGAACATCGCAACCATGAGCCAGCGCGAGCTGCTGGCGCAGATCAACGTGGCCTCGAACGCCCGTCGCCGCTACGAACTCGCCGACGGCAACCAGTGGCGCGATGAGAAGCATGCCAGGGAGGCGGTTGGGGCGGAACTGGATGCGTTGGTCGCCGAGTGGCATCGGCGCAATTTGGAATAGGAGAGGATCGTGACAGAACAAACACAATTGACCGTCATCGAGCGCGCGGCTGTCGCGCTGACGTCGACCGAGCGCGAGACGACGCTGCGCGAACTGGTCGCGAAGTCGACCGACATGGTCGAGATCAAGAACGCGGCAGCGCGCGACCAGGTGCACGGCGCCGCGATGGTGCTGCGCACCGCGCGCACCGACATTCAGAAGGCGGCGAAGGCCGCGCGCGACGACGCGAACGCGTTCTCGAAAGCGGTGATCGCCGAGGAGAACCGCCTGATCGCGATCACCGAGCCGGAAGAAAAGCGGCTGCTCAGCCTGCGCGACGCGTGGGACGAAGAACGCGAAGCCGAGAAGCGCGCGAAGCTCGAAGCCGAGCAACGTCGCGTCGCCGAGATCCGCGGGCGCATCGCTGATATCGGCGCGCAGGTGACAGCCGTCGCCGGTAAGTCGGCCGCCCACATCGAAAGCGTCATCCGCATCGTCGTCGCCCTGCAGATCGACGTCGAGCACTTCGCCGAGCTGACCGGCGAAGCCGAAATGGCGCGCGGCACGACGCTCGACAAGCTGCGCGAGCTGCACGCCGCAGCCGTCGCGCAGGAAGCCGAAGCCGCGCGGCTCGCTGCCGAACGCGAGGAACTGGAACGCCAGCGCGCCGAGCTGGCCGCGCAGCGCGAGCGCGAAGAAGCCGAGCGTGCCGAACGCGAGCGCATCGCGGCAGAGCAACGGGCGGTGCAGGAACAAGCCGCAGCAGCCATGCGCAAGCAACAGGAGGAACACGAAGCCCGTATGCGAGCGCAGCAGGAAGAGCTTGATCGCCAGCGCGCCGTGATCGAAGCCGAGCGCCAGCGTCAGGCCGACGAGGCCGCGCGCATCGAACGCGAGAAACAAGCGGCGATTGAGGCCGAAGCTGCGCGTGTTGAAGCCGAAGTCCGAGCCAAGCGTGAAGCGGAAGAGGCCGAAGCCGCGCGAATCGCACAGGAGGAAGCCGATCGGATCTTTGCGGAGCAGCAGCGGATCGAGGCAGAGCGCCGCGCCGCTGAAGCCGAACGAATCCGTCGCGAGCAAGTCGAGTTCGAGGCAAATGGCCCGGAGCCAACCGAAATCCTCGAAGTGCTCGCCAACAATTGGGATGTATCAACCGACGTCGTCCTGCACTGGCTTACTCGACATGCATGGGCGGCATTGAAGGAGGTGGCGTGAACGAGATCATTGAGATGCCGCGCCGCGAAGCGGCTGGAATCGTATCTGCCGAAGTGCATCAATTTTCCGCCGTCGAAATTCGCCAGCGCGTCAATCTCGTGCAGGAAGTGATGCGTTCAATCATGAAGGAAGACACGCACTATGGCGTAATTCCCGGAACGAAGAAGCCATCGCTGTACAAGCCTGGTGCAGAAGTGCTGTGCGTGACATTCCGCATCGCCGATAAATATGAGATCGAGGATTTGACGGTGGATGGCATGGCGCGATACCGCGTGCGCTGCATCGGCGTCCATCAGATTACTGGTGTCGTGTTGGGCGAGGGGATGGGTGAGTGTTCGTCCCATGAAGAAAAATACAAGTGGCGTGGAGCAATATGCGCCGAAGAATTCGAGGTCACGCCTGAGAACCTTCGCCGCCTGAAATTCTCGAAGTGGCAAAACAAGGTCGAGAAGAAACAGCAGATCCGCACCGAGTCTGCCGATCAGGCGAACACCATCCTCAAGATGGCCTGCAAGCGCGCCAAGATTGCCATGACACTGAACGTGACCGGCGCCTCCGATATCTTCACGCAAGACATTGAAGACTTGCCGGAAGAGTACCGACACGACGATGAGCCGGGCGAGCCGATTCTGAGTGCTTTGGGACTTAAGTTGGTCGCCGAAGCTCAGTCCGTCAAAACGCGCGATGAATTCGATGCCCTCTGGAAGCGTGGTGTGAAGGAGATCAACGCAGCGAAGGACGCTGCTGCGTCCGATGCTTTCAAAGCCGCGATGGAGGCCAAGAGCAAGGGATTGCCGCCGAAGACGCTAGTGCAGTCAGCCGAACCGCCGCCGCGTGAACCGGGCTCGGATGATGCCGAACTGGAAGCAGATTTCCAACGCCAATTGGCAGCCGAAGGAGGTCAGAAATGATTCTCATCGAATGCGCCCAAGGCGGGGAGGAATGGCACCGTGCGCGCGCCGGGTGCATAACGGCCAGCATGTTCGCCACGGCGCGGCAGAAGGTCGGAACGCTTGACGAGCGACAAGAGTATTTCGTCAAGTTGCGGCTGGCCGGCACCCCGGAAAAGGCGGCTGCGGAGGCAGCAGGCTATAAGGCCCTGCCGCGCTCCGACATTATCACACGCGCGCTCAACGGCGAAAAGGTCGGTGATTATTCGGACGCGGCGAAGGACTACGCGTTCCGTCTCGCAATCGAGCGAATCAGTGGCGAGCCGCTGGACGAAGGCTTCGAGACATGGCAAATGAAGCGCGGCCATGATCTGGAGCCAGAGGCCCGCATGGAACATGAGGCCAAAACCGGCCTTTTTGTGAAGCGCGCAGGCTTTGTGAAAACGGATGATGGCCTGTTTGGCGCGAGCGCAGACGGCCTGATCGACCCGAATGGCGGCAGCGAATATAAGTGCTTTATTGATCCCGCCAAGCTGCGGTCAATCATCCTTGAACATGACATCGGTGAAGTGAAAGAGCAGGCGCAAGGTTGTATGTGGCTCTGTGGGCGTGATTGGTGGCACGTTGGCCTGTACTGTCCTGCGCTATCTGCTGCAGAGAAGCAATTCACGATGATCGAAGTGCAGCGCGACGATGAATTCATCGCAAAGATGGAAGCCGATCTCTGGCAATTCGCGTTGCTTGTCGACCAATACGAAGCCGCCCTCCGCAAACAAGCGGCTTAACCTCCACGCGCCACCCACCCACACAGGAATAGGCCGACAAACGGACGGCGCTTCTCCGCCGGGTGGAGTGGTGCGCCTTATTTCCCCGTGGTGATTAGGGCGGCTAGTAAAGCGCCCAACTTTTTGCCGTTGAGGCTGAACTTTAAACAGGATTCCACATGAAGCTGACCATTGAAGATCTCGACAACATCTCTATCAATCACGGCGCGCACGATTCACCCGAGCACGGTCACTGCCTGCTCGAAGTGGTTTCCCTCTTTACCGGTGAGGATTTCAGCGACTCGCCTGCATGCGTCGATCCGGTCCTCGCGCAGTTCGGGCGTTCGTGGAACGACGGGATGCGATCGGACGACGAACGCGCTCAGTTGAAGGTATACATCACCCGTCTCCCCGGAACTAACAAGGGCGACGAGCTTTCGCAAAAGCGCAGCTGGATGGCGATGGACTGGCTCATCCGCACCTACACGCCCGCGTGGCTCGCGCTGAATCCCGGATTGGTCCGTCACGCCGAGGCGCTGAAGGCGTTGCCGCAGATCGTTTGCGTGGCTGATTTGCAGGCAGCTCAACCGAAGCTGGATGCCGCCAAAAAAGACGCGAACGCCGCACGGGCCGCCGCATGGGACGCCGCATGGGACGCCGCATGGGCGAAGCTTGAACCGACCGTAAAGCAACTCCAAGCCAGCGCCCACGACCTCTTCTCGCGAATGATCGACGCGGAATAACTGCCATTGAGGCTGACCACTTAACAGAGGATGCGATGAGCGACTGGCTCGATAAATCCCACCGCGGCGACTGCCGCGACTTGATGCGCGCGATGATCGCCGACGGCGTGAAGGTGCAGACGATCGTGACGAGCCCGCCGTACTGGGGCCTGCGCTCGTATCTTCCCGACGGCCACCCGGACAAGCATCGCGAGATCGGTCGGGAAGCCACGCTGCGCGAATTTATCGACACGCTGGTCGGCGTGTTCGATCTCGCTCGCGAGCTGCTTGCGGATGACGGCACACTATGGCTGAACATGGGCGACAGCTACGCGTCGTCAGGCGGACAAACGCCAATGCGCGGCGAACTGTTCGCCGGACGCACTCGCGCGAAAGAGAACGTCTGCCTGAGCAACCGGAAGGCGGGCGTCGATGGCCTGAAGGTGAAAGACCTGATGGGGCAGCCGTGGCGACTCGCGTTCGCGCTTCAGGACGCCGGCTGGTATCTCCGGCAGGACATCATCTGGCACAAGCCGAACCCGATGCCCGAGAGCGTGCGCGATCGCTGCACGAAGGCGCACGAATACCTGTTCCTGCTCAGCAAGGGGCCAAAGTACTACTTTGACGCTGACGCCATTCGCGAGCCGCTGGCCGAAAAAACGTTCACTACGTTCGGCACGAAACACCGGGCGCAAGGAAACGACAGCCTTGGCGCCGTGAAGTCGGACAACTGGGGGCGAACGGTCAAGGAGCGTCAACCGAAGTTGACGCCCGATGGCGAGATCGCTGGCGCGAATAAGCGTTCAGTATGGACGATCGCGACGAAGCCGTACGAAGGCGCGCACTTCGCCGCCTTCCCTGAAGCGCTCGTCGAGCCCTGCGTGCTCGCCGGCAGCCGGCCAGGCGATGTCGTGTTCGATCCGTTCTTCGGCAGCGGCACGACCGGCCAGGTTGCGCAGCGACTCGGGCGGCGCTTCCTTGGCTGCGAACTGAATCCTGACTACGAATCCCTGCAACGCGAGCGGCTGCGTCAGCCGGGGCTCGCGCTCGCCTGACACCTGAGGACCACCATGAAGACCACCGACAAGACCCGCGCTGATGCGCTGACCGCTCGCCTGACCGAGTTCGACGTTCTTTTGGACGGGTATCAGGAGGCGTTGCAAGATGGACCACTCAAAGAGCGCATCGACGCCCGCCGCAATTTGCGGGGCGCCTTCCGGCAAGCACTCCTCGAGGCGTCTGTCGAGCAGCACGAAGCAGCACCGATCGACGAGCTCGTAGCGGCATGGATCAACTATCCGGTCAAGACGGTTGACGGTGAGTTTGCCGGCTATGAAAAGCCGGAACTCTCTTTCACGCGTCCTGCATACGGTTACGACATCACCATGGCCGAGCCGCTTTATCGCCGTGCGGGCGCGCCCGCAGTAGCGCCGATCGACCGAATCGACCGTGTTCGCGTCGAGGTGTATGACATCCTCGCGAATTTCGGCCAGATGCCGCCGGAAGAAGATGAAACATGGGAAAGCTGGTACGCGGCCGCGTTTGATATGGCCGCCGAACAAATCATGAATGCCTTTGAATCGGCGACGCCTGCGCATTGGTACGACGATGGGGCGATTCGATTCTTTGTCAAGCATCAAAGGCATCGACAAGCCCTGAGGGCGAAGCCTAAAGCCAATCCCGCACCCTCGCCGGCGGACAAGCGGGCGGCGTTCGACAAGTGGTGGAAATCCAACTCGCCCTCAAATTTCGACTACGCGTCCGCCCTGGCCGGGTATCTGGCCCGCGCCTCGTCGCCTGCAATTGCAGAAGATGAGCGCGCGGCCCTGATTGCAGAGCGTGATTCGGCGATCATGAGTACGCACCGCCAAGCTCTGTGCATCCAGCAATGCGCCGCACACATCGGGCCAGAGACGGCCGCCACAATCGACGGATTGCCACTTGCCGTAAAGCGAGTTGTAGAGGAACGTGACGCTGCCCGCGCCTCCTCTGCCAACGAGACGGGGGCGGAAGGGGCGACGCTGCCGCAGATAGCCGATCCGGTGCGATGGGAATCCACTTCGATCGCAAATGAACTGTGGCAGTTGGCCGATCAATGTGGCTATAAGCAATTCCGCGATGCACTGGCGATTCATATAAAGCAAGCCTATCTCGATGGATGGGAAGACCGCAAAAATGGAGTCGTGTCTGTGACCTACGGAGAAAAGCAATGACCCACGACGAAATCATGGATACGGCCAGCCATTATTCAGAAGTAGATGCTCACGGATATGTGCGGTTCTGCGAGGATGACTTGATTAATTTCGCGCAAGCTATTCGCGCCCCTCGCACTGATGTGGCGGGAGGGGTGCCGCAACCCATCGGGCCGTATGACGTGACCACCAGCGCGGGAGGACGAGGCTACATTGCCGAGTTCTTCGCGAAGCGCCTTTGCCGACACGACTTCGGCCGCTATATCGACGAACGGCTCGCCGCAGATTTTGCGTGCGCACTGGCGAAGTATCTGATGGAGCACGACACCTCTCCCTCCGCAGATGCAGCGGCAGCGCCGGCAGACGCGCAGGCGGTAGAGCCGGTTGGCGAGGCCGGCACGATGCCCGGCACCGATGGATTCACGATGGCCGCGTTTCGCGCTGACGATGTTCCTGTTGGCACGAAACTCTACGCTGCCCCGCCCCCTCCCGCCCCGGCATCCGCTTCTGTCGGGCTGACGGATGAGCAGCGTAAGGCGATCCAAGTTGCGCTCAAATGGGTTCCGCCGTCAGTGCACACCGTTCAGGAAGCACTCATCGAACTTCTCAAAGGTGACAAGCAATGACATACGAAGAACTTCTCGCGATTGTGAAGCGTTACTGGACCGACCAGTCTCGACCGTCGCAGGAAACGAAGGACGATCTCGGCGCACTGATCGACGAAATCGAAATGCTGCGCGATGCGCTTTAACGGAAAAGGGAACTCCCATGCCTGACCATATCAAGGGCCTCCAAATCTTCGGCGGCGACGGCCATTTCGGCGCCGCCTTCAATGACGACGGAAAGCATGCCGGTCATGATCTTCTGCCGTGTCCGTTCTGCGGCAGCACGAAGCTCGCACTCGTCAACACGCACACCCCGTCGTATTGGGTTCAGTGCCTGAAGTGCGACGCCGAGGCACACGGCAACACGCCGGTCGGCGGCGGTTCGCAGATTCCCGATCGCAACGACGTTGTTCGCATCCACCGCACAGCGATGTGCAGTGCTGCGCGGAAGTGGAACAAACGCACGGGAGCCAAGCATGAGTAAGACGCTGACAGACTCCGTGGCAATTCCGCGCTCGTTGCTGCAAGACCTGATCGAAGACGTTGCCGACTACGCCGCATCGCGCGAATTCAGGAAGCATGAAACGGCTTGGCGAGACGACAACCTTGCGCGCGCCAGAGCCCTTCTCGCCACCCAGCAGCCGGAGCCGCGAGACGAGGTGAAACCGCGCCTGGTTAAGCGCCACAGCGACATGTCCGTACTGGCCGTGTTTTGTTCCGCGCGCGAGGCATCCGCTTTCGAGAAAGAGATTCGTGACCGCACAGGAGCCTCTCATGAGTGATCCGATTCTGACGCCCGACGAGATCGACGTCATCTACGAACGTGTCTATGCCGAGTGGGAGGCGCGCAATAAATGCTCGCCGAACCTCTGGGTCGCGTTCGCTGCCGCCGTGCTGGAGAAAGTTTGCGGGGAGCCGGTCGGAATTCTGTCTGTACACCGCTTCCGGAAAATCGACTCGATGGTGAACTGGGACTTCGAGTACACCGGGTCGCTGCCAGATGGGTCGCACCAACTATACGCCCTCACCCGGAGCAAGCCATGAAGCCGACATTCACAACCGAGGGGCTAGCCAGCGGCGTTATGGCGTTCGTGCTGACGCTTCGACACACGGCCGGATGCAGCAAGGAAGAAGTCAAGCACGCCCTGCATCCCAGAATGATCGACATGATCTTCAAGATCGATGATGCGCGCCTCAACAAGGAGCCACAACGTGACTGAGAGAAACCACGAAGTTTGGAAGAACGATGGCGATTTCGGATCGGCTGTATGCGAATGCCTATCAGGGTGGGGGCTGGACATGATCCGGGACGATGAGATGCACGATCTCTACGATCTTTGGCTCTCCGCCCGCCGCACCACTCCCGACAGGGATTCGATCATCGAGGAGTGCGCGAAGGTGTGCGAAGCATGGTCGGCATCAATCGATACCGGGAAGAAGCGGAATCGGGTAGTAGCTGCGGCAATGCAAGGCGCATTGACCTGCGCAGAAGCGATTCGCCAGATGAAGACCGCCCCGAATGGAGAGAAGGGAGAGAAGTCGTGATTCCAGCATCTGAAGCAAGAGAACTGGCCGGCCCGACAATTCGTGAGCGAGTTGAGGCGCTTGAGCCATTGATCCGAGCTGCGGCCGAAAAGAAACAGCGGAAAATCATCCTGCATGACTGGTGGGCTAATGTCGGCTACGAGCGCGGCGCAGCGTGGAAAGAAGCCGAAAAGATCTTGAAGGAATTTGGTTACACGCTCGACTTCTTCTACGAAGAAGGGCAGTTCGTGAACATGTACGCAATCGTGAGGTGGTGAATGACGATCGACACCGACAAGATGAAAGCGCTGGCAGCGCATTTGCGGGGCGCTTGTGGTTACCACATGGATCTTGCCGATGAAGCCGCCGACGCCATCGACGCCCTACTGGCAAAGGTAGAGGCGGATAAGCGGGATGCCTTGGCGTTCCGCGATCTTATGGCGAACGTTATTCGCAAGATCAACCAGGGCGAGTATAACCGGCCGTATCGCGGAATCGAGAATGCACCGGACCATGCTCACGACATACCGGGGATTTGGGATTCTGACAACGGTGCGAAAGCTGGAACGCAATGCGCATGGTGCGCTACTTGGAATGCGGCTCGCGCCGCCCTCGCGCAACGACAGGGAGAAGGATCGTGAGCGAAGACGACATCAGGCGGTTCTCGGCGCAATTCGAAAAAGCCAAGAAAGAGTTCACCTCATGGCCGGAATGGATGCGCCGGGAAGCGCGACAAGCGGCTGCAACATTTCCGATGTTCCGCGCCCCTGCTAGTGAGGGAGAACAGAAATGAACGCAAAAGAACTGGCCGCACGACTGAACGGCACCGAGTACCCGCTGTATGTACCGAAGGAATTGGCAGCCGATGCGAAAACGGCCGGCCTCGTCATAGTCTATGGCGCATCAGATGACTTGATGGAATTTGCAGGAGCTATTGACGATGAGTTGGGCGCATGTGGTGGGAGAACTGCATTTATCGTTCGCACTGGCATGTTGCAGAACGATTGCGACAACGATGATTGCCCACACTTCGAAAAACTCAAGTCAGCCGCTCAAACCATCGAGGCGCTTTGGTGCAAAGAAGGCGATTATTCATGGACCTATAGGACGGCCATCCCTCATGAGACTTTCGAGATCACCGAGGAAGGCGCCCCATATTGCCGAGGCATTGTATTCGCGCTGACTGACGTTGGTTCCTGAATGCACACCACGCTCCGACGAATCTTAGAGATCACACGCGAGGAATGGGTTATGCCGCAGGCAAGCGATGAACTTAGGGGAGAGTGGACGGATTCTACGGCACTCGAATGGCTGGCCGGGAATTTTCGATGTCCCGGCGGCATGATCCGAGTTCGATCCGGCTACATGCTAACCGAGAAGGATTTGCGAGCCGTACAGTATATGTGCGATGAATGGGATTTCGCATACGACGGAGTGCAGTATGAATGAGTCTTGCAAGCATGGCATCCCATGGAAATGCCACTGCGCCCAATGCGAATTCGCTCTGGCGCTTGAGACAGAGGTGCGCCATGGGCGTGAGGTCGATGAGGCGCGGAAGGTGATTGAAGAGGCACAGGCGAAGGGATTTGAGCCGGCCAAGACGGCCTGATACAACAAGACTACTGGGTCGGGGGATCTATAGGATCAAACATGAACAACGAGCCGATTGTATATCGCGTGAGCCTCGCCATGCAAAAACTTGGCCTTTCGCGTGCCACCATCTACCGCCTTGCAGCACGGGGCGATCTCAAGCTGGTCAAGTTAGGGCGCAGGGCCAGTGGCATCACAGCCGAGAGCATTCACGCCCTGATCGCGCGAGGCTCTAACTAG